GTACGCGGCGGGCCCCCGGCCAGACGGCCGGGGGAGGGGTGGCACCCCCCACCCGACGCTTCGCGCCGTGCGGGCCCCTGCGCCACCCGCGAGGCCATGCGTGCCGCTGTTTTCGCTGCTCGCACCCGATAACGCACGCTCGCACCTCGGCACACCCGGCGAGATCTCGACGCGCACACGGCGCGTACAGCGGCCGCAACGCACACCCCGTTCGGCGCACCCTCGCAACCCTCGCCGCGTACCCGGTCGCCGCGGCCGAGTCGATCGCTGCGCACCCGATCACTTTCGCACCCTTTGCACCCTGCTCGACGATGTTCCAATAGCAGCGCACCCTGCTCGACGACGTTCGATCTCGCCGCACATATCCGCAACCCTGCTCACTCCTTCGCTCTCCCGTCACTCACACGAGTTGTCATGATTGACACAAACAAAAACAAATTGATAATTCAAATATCAAATAATTATTCCAATAAATAATATGCAATATACATATATATGTATATGTGCCATATTCACCCCTATATAGGACCCCTACCCATAGCCATATATCTATCCCATTGTTTATACATATCGAATAATTGTTCGATATGAAGAAAATGCAATTCCTCATGAGGAATTATGAGTTTTTCAATTTTCCTCCCGTACCCTCGCCACACCCGCTCGAAAAACAACCCACTAGGGCACCCCGTAGGGCCCGCTCACAGCTCGCCTCGCGAGGTGCGACGTCCCCGGCCGGGTGCAAGGTCCCACGGCGCAATCGGCGCGCAGCACGCGGCCGTGTGGCGAGATCTCGCGCCGATCACACCGCGGCCGTATGGCACCCCTACCCGTGGCACCCCCCCCGCGAGGGGTGCCCTAAACGCACCTCACCCCCGACACCGTGAGGTATCGGGGGTGAGGTTCACCAACGGCCGGGACTAGGTCGACCGGCGCGCCGGGACCGGATAAGGCTATGCGCGCGCTACACAGCGATCGCACACCGGGCGAATGTCTCCCATCACTTCGCGTCGAGACTCCCCGCACCGGCGACACCGGAAAGTGTCGGCCGCCGCGTTGTCGACGGCCGTGCCGCAACACTCGCGCACGATATGCCACACCTCGCCGTCACTGCTCGCGAGGTGAGCGCGCAGCGCGTGTCCGGTGCGGTTGTAGTGTCCGCTCGTCATCGAACGGTAGAGACCGTGGGAGTCATCGAACGGCCGGGTTGCGAGATCTCCTCGCGCGAGCTGCGCGCGCTCGGCGTCGGCGCGCTCACCGAACGGTCCCGCGAGGGTGTCGCGCGAGTTGGTCCCGACGACGTAGTAGTTAACGCCGGTCGCGCTCGCGGACGTCCGGCACGCGATCACGTGCGAGGCCTCGCGCGTCATGCCGGACGCTCGCATGTCTGGACAATGTGCCACGCTGCGCCGTCGGTCGCCGTGTGGTCGGCATAGCAGGCGATCCCCGCGCCGAAGTTGATCAGCTCGCCGCCATACGCGCCGGACCACGGCGATTGATCCTCCAGCAGCTCGCCGGTGCCGGACAGTCGTGGCGCCGTGGTGGTCCACCCGTGGGAGTCGACCGGGTACACACCGACGTCGGCCGGTGCGTGGACGGGGGACAGCATCGCCGCAAGCGCGGCGAGAGTTGTTGCAAGTGTCATCGGTTCATCCTTTGTGTGTGGTGGGGAGACAGAACGGCCGGGCCCGCTACTCGCGCGGGCCCGGCCGAGTAGGTCACTGCGCGGCGGCTGCGATCAACTTACGGCGCACGGCCGGAATCGACGCGACCGGGTGGCCGCGCGTGCCGAACAGCGACGCGAGACCGTCACGCGCCGCGTCGAGACGCGCGAGCGCGTCGGCCGGTGTCCCGACGAACGTTGCGACGGTCTCGCCGGTCTCGACGCCGGACAGGAACCCGTGCTGGACAGCCTCGCGCAGCGCGCGGACGTTCGCCGCAGTGAGTTTCGTGATCTTGGTCGACCCGGTCGCCGGGACCAAGTCGGCGAACCGCACGGCGACGGTGAGCAGACCAGGCGCGACGGTCGGCCGGTCGATCTCGACGTGAGCGATCTCATTATCGACGTCGACGCTGACAACGCGCACGACGTGATCGCGCAGCTCGCGCGAGTCGACGACGGTGGCGACGGTGCCGGGGGTGAGGGTGTGTGTCATGGTTCGATCCTTTCGACGTGCGCGGCCGTGTGCCGCGCTGGCACCGACGTTACGCGATGACGTCGACCGTGACAAGTCCGCGCAGCAAAAGACACCCCCGACCGGTCGCCGGGGGTGTCTTATGCGGGGGAGATCAGGGCCAGACGTGCGCGCCGTCGTGTCCGGCCGGTTCGACACAGCGCAGCACATAACCGCGCATGGCCGCATCGGGGGAGTCGAGATCGCACGTCATCGTGTGCGAACACTGATCGGTATTCGCCTTGAGCGCGTCGACGACACGCTCGCGCAGCGTGTAGTGGGAAGAACGCGCGATATTGTTCACCCGCTCGCCGTTGCGAGTCCAGGCGCGAGTGACGCCGTTGGACGCCGTCGAGTATTCCGCGTGCACCTCGAATCCTTCCACGTCGCGCACGGTGAGCGCGAACGGGGACAACTCGACAATGATCCATCCGTGCCGATCGGCGATACGAGCGTCGACGACGGCCGGGCCCGCGGCCAGACGCGCACCCGCGGCGAGACCTTTCGTTGCCTGGACAGCGGCGATCATGTTTCGGTTCTGTGCGCGGTAGGGCATCGGTCGATCCTTTCGTGGTGCGGGTGTCTCTCACCCGCTGACACCGACGTTACCCGTTGACGCCGACCGTGACAAGTAGGGCAGACAGCAAAAGACACCCCCGACCGGTCGCCGGGGGTGTCTGGAGATCTCGCGAGGGTTACCCGCGCAGGAAGTTTTGAACTTGCTCGCGCACGGTGATCGTGTTGCGCGGAGTGATCTGCCGGTACCGGCCGCCGATCGTCACCGCGGCGTAGGTGACGCCGTTGGACTGCGGCGAGTAATCCGCGCGGATGCTGTCGCCGTCGGCGTCGATCGCGAAGAGACCGTAAGCAGTCAATTCGATGATCAACCATCCGGCGCGGTGCGCGTCTCGCGCGTCGACGACGGCCGGACCGGCGACACCCCGCGCACCCACGGCGAGACCGTGCGCCACTTGCACATCGTTGATCATGAGTCGGTTGTGCGCTGCGCGATGCTCTGCGGTGACGGTGGTCGCGATAGTGGTGTGGTCGGGATTAGTCATGGTCTCGCCTTTCGTGTGTGGGCCCCGGTTGGGCCCGCTGCGCAGTACGTTACGGCATGACGTCGACCGTGACAAGTAGGGCCCGGCGCGAGATCTCGCCGGGCCCTACGGGGTGAGCTACGCGCCGACGTCGTGCGCGCGGCGAGCGATGAACAGTCGACCCTCGCGCGTCGGTCGGCCGACGTCGTCCGGCCGAGACGTCGTGTGGACGTACAGCGGTCCCCGCGGTGACCCGTCGAAACGCAACCGCTGCGCGTACCCGTCGCCGTGGACACCACCGGCGCGAGTGTCGAGATCTCGCGCGTCGCGCACGTCGAGGTTGGTAATCGGGCCCCAGGTGACACCGGCCGCGGCGAGATCTCTCAAGGTGTGGTCGGTGACGGTGTCGAGGTAGAACCGCTGACGCTCGCCGGACACCGTGCCGTAGACGAACGAACTACCGGAGTTGCCATAGGCCAGAACGTAGACGCGCCGGGTGAGGATCCGCGCGTCGTCGCCGACGGCGCAGCGCACCCGGTGCCGCGTAGCGACCTCGCCGTACCCGCTCGCGCTGCGCGGCCGGGGTGCGTCGCCGTTGGGCATCACCGCGGTGACGTCGTCGAGGGTGAGATACCGGGTGCCGTTCGGGGAGGTGTGCATGTCGAGATCCTTTACGTGAGTGAGGTTTACAGAGCAGGGCAGAGCGTAGAAAGTGCCGCGGTGACTATTGCGCGCCGTTGTTTTCCGATGCCGTATGCGGCCGACCGGTCGGCCGTGCCGGTGACAACGGCCGCATGACGCTGCGCGAGAGCGTCGCCGATCGCGAGGTTCTGGCAGAACGTCACGCCGTCGGAAAGGTTCGCGTCGAGCGATCGGCCGGTAGTGCCGCTCACCCCGTATGCGGTGAGCACACCGGCGAACCGCTCGCGCAGCGGCGAACCGTCGTCGAACACGTTATCGACCACGACACCCCCGACCATGATCGAACCGTCATCGGCCGGGACCGTGCGAGGTACGTCGATCGGTTGCGGGGAGACCGTCGGCGCGCCGATCGGCACGACGTCGGCCGCGGGTGCCGGTGCGTCATCGTCGCCGTCGGCGATCGCGCCGATCAATGCGAGCGCGAGCAGCACACCCGCAACCCACGGCCACCAACGGCGACGGCGCGAGGGTGCCGCGCCGTCGGTGCCACCGTCGGCCGGGTCGACGCTCGGCCGGGCCCGGTCGGCGATCGCTGCGCGCTGCGCGTCGATCAGCTCGCGAGCTCGCGCGTCGATCGTTGCGCCGATATGCGTCGCCGCGTCGCGGGCGATCGCCGATAGCTCGCCGGGGGTGAGGGTTGCGCGGCCGACTGCGCGGCCGTCGAGGGTGTGCAGGTCCATCAGGGTCGATCCTTTCGAGGGGAGGGGAAGGAAAACGGCCGGGCCCACTATGGGCCCGGCCGTCGGTGTCAGAGCGCGACCGGCGCGGCCGGGGGTGTCCAGTCGATCGCGTCGACGTCGTCATCGTCGACGTCGACGAGGTCGTAAACCTCACCGGTCGCGACGTCGAGCACGTCTGCCTCGCCGGGCCCGTACTGCTCGCGCAGCGTCATCAGTGCGGCCGACAAACTCGCGAATGCGAACCGCGAGCGGTAACCACCGGTCTCGACGTCGACGACGCGCAGTGTTGCAACGGCCGCAATAGGGGTGACGTTCGACATGATTCGATCCTTTCGGTTGCGGGCCCCGTGTGGGCCCGGTGCCGATGACGTTACCCGGTTAACGCTAACCGTGACAAGTCGACCGGCCGCGCGAGTTTCCACACCTTGCGGCCGCTGTGATAGCTCGCCGGGGTGACGTCGTATGCGCTGCGCTCGCACCACGACGCGACGGCGTCGACCGTGGGCAGTAGCAACGGCCACAAACCGGCGCCGAGATCGACCCCGCGCGCCGGTGTCGCGCAGCGATCGTGATCGGCGAGAGTGCGGCCGGTGTGCCATATCTCGCCGGTTGTTGTGTCGAGGCGAACGGAATTACCTACGCGCACCGGGCCCCAACCGACAGCGGTAACCGTGTGCGAGAGAGTGTAAATACGGTGCCGGATACCGTCGGCGCGCTTGAGTTGGTGAAACTCGACGGCGACGTCGACGACATAATCCCGATTGGTCTCGCCGACATACGTCGTCCGGCCGATCGGCACCGGCGCGGCCGTCACGGCCCCGCGCATGATCGCGAGAACCTCGCGGGCGCGGGTGAGAGTCGACCGGTCGCGGCCGTCGGGGGTGAGGTTGGTCATTTTGTCGATCCTTTCGTGCGTGAGGGAAGGGTGTCAGGACGGCCGGGCCCGGCCGTCGTCATCGGTGCAAAGTTCGCACGTCTCGTCTCCGCCCCACGGCCCACCGTGACGCTCGCACGTCGGGCCCTCGCCGTCGGTGAGTAGTTCCTCACCGTTGGGACCGACGGTGTCGGGATACAGCTCGTCGTGCTCGCCGTACCCGTCGGCCACCGCGGTGAGGTAGTCGCCGAGATCGCCTAGACCGCGGTCCCAAAACCCCGCGCCGTGTTGGTCGCGGGTGAGCAGCAAGTCATGTCCGAAGTGTTCCCACACCGAACCGTCGGCCGCGTTGTGTCGCCGCTGCGCGCCGTACATACGGACGGCGAGCGGGTGCGTCTCGACGACCTCGCGTAGCTCGCGCGTGACCCGTTCGCGCGTCGCCGTGTCGACGTCGTCGACGGTCCAACCGGCGTCGAGTAGCGTCCGGTCGTCGAGGTCGGCGCCGTCGCCGGTTTGTTGTGTCCAGAGCAACGCGAGTAGGTACCCGTGACTCATCGCGGCGAGGTTCTCGACGACGTCGGCCGCGGAGACGTCGGGGAAGGCTGCGCACAATCCGCGCGAGATCTCGACGGTCGCGTCGTCGATCTCGACACCGTCGCCGGGGGTGAGGTTGGTCATTTTGTCGATCCTTTCGAGGTGAGCGCGCGCCGGTGAGCGCGCGCAGCGTGGAGAACGTCGAGAGCTTGCCAATAAGCGGGGGAGTCGGTCGGAATGGCGACCACCCCGCGCAGCGCGGCCGCGGTGATCTCGCGCAGCGCGCGCCGTTCGCGGACGTTCACAGCGCGCACCCCGAAATGTCGGCCCACTTACGGCCGTGCGCGACACGGCGCATGATCGCCGAACAATCGTCGGCCGCGCACCCGCTCACGTAGTACGAACCGGTCGCCGCGGTGCCGTGACTCTCCCACTTGTGGCGGCGGTGATAGTCCGACGGTGTCCAGATCTCGCGCCGGTACCGGTCGCCGGTTGCCCAGTGAAAGTGGTCGCCGTTGTGATAGATCTGCGGCACGCGCGCCGACTCATCGCGCGCGTAGATCTCCGCAAGGAACAACCCCCATTGGTCATAGCTCGCCGCGTATGCGTCGTCCCACCGGTCGGGCCCGCGGGCCCCGCTGTTCGGCCGGTTCGTTGCGTCGCCGGTGAGCTTCACCTCAATCCCGCGGGGGTGCGTGCGTGACCCGTGGACGTCGAGAGCGTCGAACCGCGCCGGGGTGACGGTGTGCGGCCGGTAATCCTCGCGCGCGCTGCGCGGCGCGACGTCGGTCGAGATCTCGGCCGTCAGCGCGTTTACGGCGTCGAGGCACTCGCGCACGACGACGGGGGTGAGAGTTGTGTGTATCCGCATGATTCGATCCTTTCGAGGGGTGCGGCCGGGTGTCGGGGTGACACCCGGCCGCGAGGAGTGAGGGGTGTGTCAGAAACTCTCGACGGTCGCGACGACGTTCGACCAACCGGCGCGCTGCGCCTCGGCGACGGTGCGCGAGACGTCGGCCGCGGCGACGTTGCGCGCGTAGGTTGCGCGCACCCCGGCGTAGTACTCGCCGCGCCGGTCGCCGGACACGACGTACCGGCGCGCAGCGGCCGCGCGTGCCGCGTCGCAGAGCGACGGAGAGCACGCCGTGTGATCGCCGCGGGTGTGCCGGGCCCCGCGGTTGTGTGCGGCGTCGGCCGCGTCGGCCGCGCGCTGCGCGTCGTCGCACCCGGCCGGGTGACACCGGGTGTGGTCGCCGTCGTCGTGTGCGTTGAGCACCGCATTACCGGCCGGGTCACCGATCGCGCCGTGACCCTGGCAGTAGTCGATCACCTCGCCACACACGACGCACCGATCGGGGGAGAAGATGAGAAGGTCGTAATCGCTCACCGCTGCGCGCAGCGCGTCGGACGTATCCGCAGTGAACATCTCACCCCCGCGCGTCTCCCAATCGCCGGGGAAGGTCACCGACCGACGGAATACGTCGACGTATGTGGTGCCGTCGGAGTAGTGCCGTTCGATCTCGACGCCGTCGGTGTACTCGCGCATGTAATCGGCGATCGCGCGCAGCTCGCCAACGATCCGGGCCCGGTCGGCCGCGTCGGTGCCGTAGCGGGTCGATCCTTCCACGTGCGCGGCGAAGCGATCGACGTCGTCGGCACCGACGTATTCGAGGTTTTCCCAGATACGCGCACCGGCCGACCGGATGACGTTCGATAGCGCGCCGTGGAAGTCATCGTTCGCGACGACGGCCGCGAGAACGTGCGCGCTTCGCACGGTGCCGGTAACTGTCCAATCGCCGCCGAGATGCTCACGGTGTGCGGGGGTCCCCATCGCCGTCATGCGGGCGATCTGCGCGGGGGTGAGAGTTGTCATGGTTCGATCCTTTCGTGTGGGGCCCGGTGGGCCCGGTGAGGCATACGTTACGGGATGACGTTAACCGTGACAAGTCACGGCGTGACGCGCGGCCGGTATCCGGCCGGATCGACCCGGCGCAAGGTGACTTGATCGCCGTTCGCTGCGCGAGCCTCGCGCAGCGCGCGCGCATGTCGGCGCGTCGCGACGGTCGTCACGCTCGCCGGACCATACGCGACACCGAACGTCGGATATGCGCCGTTCCACGTCGTGACGTCGAACCGCACCCCGGCGAGGTAGTCGAGCAGCTCGCCGACGACGCGACGGGGCCCGAACGGGTATCGACGGCCGTCGCCGTCGAGATATGCCGCGCGCGTCACCCGGCCGCGTCGGTCTCGCGAGATCTCGACGCGCGTAGTGATCGCGTACCCGTATCGACTACTAGCGACGGTCTCCCACACCTCGCCGTCGGCCGACCACGCGGCCGCGTCGGCGCGTCGGTATCCGGCCGCGGTGAGACGCTGCGCGAGACGCGCACCCGGCGCGCTCACCGCTCGCCGCCAAACGGGTAAGCGCGCTGCGCGGCCGGTCGACCGTGGTCGTACTCAAAAGGGCACCGGGCAGCGGGTGCCGGGGTCGAGCTGGAGGCGTGCGCGTCATCCCAGGCACGGCCGCAGTCGAGACACCGGACGACGTCGGCGACCGTCCGACCGAACAGACGCACGATGCCGGTGTCGGTGTCAGCGTCGAGCTGAACGGCGTCATCGGTGCCGTGAATCCACCGGCGACGGTCGTCGAGGTACTGCCGAACGTCGGCGATCTCGCGCACCCCGTCGCGGTGCGTGAGGTATACCGGCGCGTCGTCAGTCGTCACGTCTTCCCACCACATGAGGTCTCGCCGGTCCCACACGACACACACACGGTTCGTCCGCACGGTGAGAGCAGACACGCGGGGCCCGGTGTAGATACGGCCGGGGGTGAAGTCCCATGTGGCCGATTGTGCGCGCCGGGCCCGGTTGAGCAGCTCGCCGCGCACCCGCTGCGCACCGGCCGAGGTGAGGTAGCGCGAGACCTCGCACGTATCGACGTGCGTCGGGGGAGTGTCCCAACCGGCCGGGTGCGCCGACGGTGTCCATTCGTCCCCGGCGATCGCGTCGAGCGCGACCGGCACCGGGTGTCCGTACCCGCTGCGGTAGGTCACCGTCGCCGTGCGAAGCGTGCCGGTCGCCGTGCGCGAACCGTAGGCGTATGTCGTGCGAGCGTCGACGGTCGCCGTCACGCCGTGAGGTGTGTTGATCAACATGTTCGATCCTTTCGTGGTGGGGGTTGCGGCCGTGTGACCCGGCCGCGCCGTCGACATTACCCGTCGACGTTAATCGTGACAACTAGGCGAGATCTCGCACGACGTACAACCGCGTCGCCGACTCGACGGCGTGCCGTTCGTGATCAGGCAGCGGCCGTCGGCCGACGTAGCTCGCCGCGCCGAGACCGGCCGATTCGTGGTCGATCTCGACGACGTCCGCGCGTGTCAGCAGGCGCACCCCGGCGACACCGACGGCGTGCCAGACGTCCGCGCGCGGATACTGCCAGCGATCGAACAGACGCGAGACCTTTCGGCCGTGGCACGTGACGCGCACCCGCGGAGCGGTGTCGTCGCCGTCGGCGATCACTTGCCAGACGTACCCGGCCGCGGTGAGCGTCGCGACGGTGTCGGCGACGCGCTCGACGTCGACGCGCAGCGGGCCCGACTCGACGCGCGTCGCGATAGCGGCCGTCATGCGATCACCGACGCAATCGGGTTGCGGACGGCCGTCGTGCGCGCAGCGATGGCGAGGTTCTGGAGACGCGCCGACTCGCGCTGCCAACGGGTCGAGATCTCATCAGCGACGACGATGTCGGCGCGGATGTCGCGGGCGATCAGGTCCAGCATGTCGTCGTGGTGGTCGGCGTCGCCGAGGTACGTCGTCGCGATGACGTGCGAGACCAACCGGCGCAGCGTCCGGCGTGCCGAGTCGGTGACCTCGCGCAGATAGTCGCGCACGTCGACGACGTAGATACCGGTGTGAGCTTCACCGTCGGTGCCGGGGACCGGCGACGCGACCACTTCGCCGCTGTACTCACAGTGAGTGCGCGCTTGCGCGAGGGTGTAACCGTTCGTCGAGTGTGCGCGCTTGACCCCGTAGAAATTGCTCGACTCGACGACGTCGATCGGATGGAAGTCGGCGCGCACGGTGAGACGTTGGTACTCGCGGCCGTTCACAGTAAACGGGTACGGGTGCCGCTGCGCGTCGTCGTGTGTGTTGACGTAGGTCCCGACGACCATCGGCCCAAACTCGAATACGAACCCGGGATAGCTCGCGACGGGTCGATCCTCGCGCACCTCGCGACCGGTCGCCGGGTCGATCGGACGATGCACCGGCGCACCAAACGGGGTGAGCATGGTCTGCACGGTGAACGGTCCCGACACCCCGCGGCCGTCGACGTGGAAAGCGCGCATACGCGGCCGGTTGTCGAGGTACTGCGCCGCGTCGTCGCCGGTGAGCTCGCGGACGTTGAACGTTGTCATGGGGAGATCCTTTCGGTGTGCCGGTCGCCGTGTGCGGCCGGTTGAGGGTCACAGTAGGCGAGATCTCGCCTACTTGTCTAGTTGACGTTAACCGCGTGAGTTGCGTATCGTCGGCCGGGACAGCAGCACACCCCCGCGGGTGAGACCGGCACCGACGACCGGCCGCGGGGACACGCTCAACACGGGACTTGCGTCGGTTGGCGATCAACCGGTACAGTGTTGGCAACGGCGCAAGCCATATGCACCTTGAGAACAGAACAGCGGGACACGGGTCACAGCGCGAGGGTTACGCGCACCGGGTGAGATACAGACACCCGGCCGACCACGGCGACACAGATAGCGCGCCGACGGTGTCACACGGCGATCGCGCGGCACAGCGCGAACGGGAAACCGGCCGGGGTGAGAGTGACACCGGATCGAACAGAGGTTCGATCGAACGGATGTTCGAGCGGCACGGCCGGTCGAACGGGCGTTCGAGGGCGCGCACGGGAGCCGGGGTCGAGCGCGGAGCCGGACGCGGGAGCCGGGGCCAGGCCGGACGCGGGAGCCGGGCGGTACGCGGGTACTAGCCGAATAAGCCGAATATGACCAGTTCCGTTGTTCTGATTAGGATTTCAGAGTTTCAACCGAGGAGGAAGCATGACACCAGAAGAGTTCGCAGAGGCGAAGGCCGAAGCCCTCGACATGGCGAAGCAGATCACTGCTCACGCCGAGCAGTACGGCTGGGTCGCCCCCAAGGCACCCCGCGCCAACAAGAAGTTCGCCTTCGTCACGCTGCGGCGCGACCTGGGCAACGAGTGGGGCGCAGAGGAGATCCGCGCGTTCTATGCGATCGACCCCGACACCGACAGCGACCAGGTCACCTACGTCGACGTCATCGGCGCGCAGAAGGTGCTCGACCCCGAGTCCGGCGACGTGCGCGAGGCGATCGAGAACGACTTCCACGTCAAGCCGCAGCCGAGCGGGGCCGAGGACAGCCAGCAGCCCGCCGACGCACCCCCAGTGCCGCCCACCAGTGCCGCCCATAGTGCCGCCCACCAGCAGGAGGTCGAGGCTGTGCCGCCCACTGTGCCGCCCATCGAGGAGCAGGCCGACGAAGTGCCGCCCATCCCCGCTGGCATCGCCGATCAGACCGTATCCGAGTTCTACGGCACCGGGCCGAAGGCCGACGACGCCGAGGTGGCGCAGGAGGCGCTGGCGCACAAGGCCGCTGCCGAGGAGGCCAAGCCGAAGGACGCCGAGCACGCGGTCTGGTCGCAGCAGGGCACCTATGCCGCGGTCCGCGGTCAGCAGGCCAACCCCGATCGCAACTGGTCGAAGGTCGCCAGCGAACTGTCGAACACCGAGATCCTCACCAAGCTCGCGAAGGGCAAGGTCGAGGTAGTCTGGCGCAACTCGTTGTCCGGCGCGCTCGACCGCGCCGTAGTCGATGCCAACGGCGGCAAGCACCCGCCGCACATCACTCCCGCGGAGTTCGACCCCATCGAGTTCGGGGAGGATCTCCGCATCCTGCACTTCCTCGAAGTCAGCGGCGGATTCCGTTCCGTTGCCCTCGCCCGCGTCACGAAGATTGGATGATCCCCATGAGCACTGAGAACAAGAGTTGACGTATTGACGTCAACCGCATATCATTAGCAAGTCCAACTACCCACCCCTCCAGGAGAACCACGTGCAGGAGTACACCGTCGAGATCGAGCAGGTCACGACCACCACGTTCAGCGTCATGGCAACCGACGAGAACGAGGCCATCGAGCGCCACGCCGACATCGGCGTCGCCATCCACAGCGAGAGCCACACCTCGACCCCGCGGGTCGTGTCGGTCGGCGGACAGAAGGTCGCCGGAGAGTGAGGACCGGCGCACGCGCGAGCTCGATCTCCATCACCGGCCAGCGCATCCAGAGCAGTCTCCGAGACCCCGACCGCAAGAAGTTCATCGGCCCTGCGCCGCAGAAGAACCCGGTGATGCTCTTCGCCGTGCCCGACGTTCCCGAGGACCGGCGCGACTGGCGCAGGGAGATGAAGCCGTGCGACTTCGACTGGGACACCTTCATCACCCCTGACGAGGACGAGGAACAGCACGAGAAGAACCGCCGGTCGACGTCCTGGCACATCCGCGAGAAGCAGCGGCAGAAAGACGTCGCGCGGATCTGCACCGAGGAGTGTCCGTTCCTCGACCTATGCTCTCGGGACGCAATGGTGGTTGCGCAGGATCTCGCCAAGCTCCACGGCAAGTACGGGCGGCTGACCGGGGTTTGGGCCGGGGTGAGCTTCACCGGCCGCGAGAACAACGACCAGTACACCGAGAAGCTGACCACCCTCCACGACCAGATCATCAACGGAGAGAACATCCCTTGGCCGCCATCGAGCTCGAATCCGACAACCCATCCGTTCTCGAACGCATCGAGTGCCTCCGCACTGGCGGCGTCTGGGCAGAACTAGCCGACGACGACACCTCCCCCACCGGGATCGAGGTCTGGTGGCCTAGCGGCCTCGCGGTCGTCCACCGCAAGCGCAACCAGGAGGCGCTGAAAGGCCTTGGCGGGCTGAAGGTCTCCTCCGGCGGCGGCCAGCTCCCGCTGTCGTTGACCAACTGCAAGGCGCTGCGCGAGACCTTCGGCGAGAAGCTGGAGATCTCCGAGGGCCTCAACGAGTGGGCGCTGGAGGAGATCGAGCGCCTCGGAGCGATCGAGAACTTCGCCAGCGCGAGCAGCGACGCCGAATTGTCCGAGCACTTCGCCCGCGAGGTCCCGGCGATCAACCGCGTCGTCCACCCCTACCAGCGAGCGGGGATCGCTTTCCTCACCCACACCCGCCGGGCGCTGCTGGCCGATCATCCCGGCCTCGGCAAGACGCTCCAGACCATCGGCGCGATGGCCGAGAGCCAGACCGTCGGCGACATCCTGGTGGCGGCCCCGTCGATCGCCGTAGCGACCACCTGGCCGGACGAGCTCGCGACGTGGGCTCCCGGCGACGAGGTCGTGCCGGTGATGGGTACCGGGCCGAAGCGCAAGAAGATCCTCGAAGGCCTCGGCCCCGCGCCGACCGACCGCCGCCGCTGGGTCATCATCAACCTGGAGATGATGCGCGCCGAGTGGGTCAAGCCGCGCCGGGTCCGCCGACCGCACAAGCGCACCGGCCAGATGGGCTGGTTCGAGGAGAAGGGCTGGTGGGACCACAAGTACCCGCAGCTCCACGAGCGGGAGTGGGCGGCATTCGTCATCGACGAGAGCCACCGCTGCCTGATCTGTCACTCGGCCACCCCGCAGTCCCAGACGCAGGTCCGCGCCGGTGCCGGAATGATCCCGGTCGCCGAGAACGGCCTGAAGATCGCGCTCTCGGGCACCCCGTTCCGCGGGAAGCCGGAGAACCTCTGGGGCACCCTGAACTGGCTCGACCCGGTCAAGTACCACGCCTACTGGTCGTGGGCGCAGCAGTGGTTCCACGTGCTCGGCGACCCCCGCAGCAACGAAGGTCGCGGCGCGAGCCACGTCGAGATCGCCGGTCTCGACGAGACCAAGGCAAAGCTGTTCTACGAGGACATCGCGCCGATCATGCTGCGCCGGACCAAGCGCGAGGTGCGGCCGGAGCTGCCGGACAAGCTCTACGCCGGAACCCCGCTGCCCAACCCTGACACCGGGTTCGTCGACGAGCACTCGCCGGTCGGGCACTGGCTGGACATGGAGCCCAAGCAGGCCAAGGCCTACCGCGAGATCGCCGAGCAGGCCGAGACCATGCTCGACTCCGGCGTGCTGGTCGCCTCGACGTTCCTCGCCGAGCTCACCCGCCTGAAACAGTTCGCGATCTGCCACGGCGACATCGAGACGTTCATGAAGGACGGGGAGGAGGCCTACCGCTTCCTGCCGCAGATGCCGTCGAACAAGTTCAACTGGCTGGTCGAGTTCCTCGACGGGCTGGGGATCAACAAGAACATGTCGACCGAGCTCGACGAGGAGGGGGAGGAGCGCAAGGTGGTTGTGGCCTCGCAGTTCACCTCGATCCTCGACATGTACGAGGCCGAGCTGGCGAAGCTGGGAATCGAGTGCCTGAAGGTCACCGGCAAGGTCAGCCAAGCGCAGCGCAAGGCGAACAAGGACCGCTGGCAGCAGCCCGGCGGACCCCGGGTGTTCCTGCTGAACACGGCCGCCGGTGGTGTCTCGCTCACCCTCGACGCCGCCGATGACCTGGTGTTCCTCGACGAGACGTGGATTCCCGACGAGCAGGAGCAGGTCGAGGACCGTATCCACCGTGTGTCGCGGATCCACCAGGTGACCATCCACTACCTACGGTCGCTCGGCACCGTCGAGGAGAACATCGCGTTCACCACCGGCAGCCGCGAGCGGCTCACGAAGATGCTCATCGACGGGCAGCGCGGGGTCAACTTCGCTCGCTCGCTGCTCACCCCGATCACCCGAGAGAAGAGGAAGGCCGCATGAAGAAGTGCCTCCGGTGCGGGGTCGAGTTCACCCCGACGAAGTATCGCGTAGCGCAGCGGTTCTGCTCGGCGCGCTGCGCCACCAACGAGTCCGCCGAAAAGTGGACCCGCGAGCGAGAGATCCGCAAGAAGATCGGCACCCGGCGCGAGGACGACCTTGGGCTCCCGCCGATCGTCAGCACCCCCACCCGCCGGATGCCAGAGTGTCTCGGCGACCCCGACTGCACCGCGCCGGTCGTCACCGACGGCCTCTGCCGCCGTCACTACGCGAAGGAGAACGCGGATGTCTAACCGCGCTGACCGCCGCGCTGAGAAGCGGTGCAAGCACAAGCGCACGACGGTCAAGGACTGGGTCACCCGACCGGCCACCCAGGACGGCGTCCCGGTCGGTGTGGTCCGGCTCGGCCAGACCGTCTGCCTCGACTGCGGCGCGGTCAACCAGACCCCTGTCCGATTGCCCTGATAGCGTCCATCTGCCCCGCGAAAGGAACACCATGACCACCCATCGACCCCACGTCGACCAGAAGATCCAGGAATGGGTCGAGGGTCGCTACGGCCTGCTGTCCGAGATGCTGTCGACCCTGCGCTACCAGGTCGGCGACGGCGGCATGATCCGCGAGTTCGTCGGCTACGTCGTCGAGAACGATGACGACCACATGCTGACCTACCTGCCGATCCGCGAGGTAGGGAACCCGAAGGCCTCGAAGATGAACGGCGAGAACCACGTGACGATGCTGGAAATCAGTCGTCGGCACGTGATCAGCCTTGCCAGCGAGATCATGCTCGCCAGCGATGACTGACCTCCCCCTGCTCCGCGGGTCGGAGCGCAAGGATTTCAAGCGGTGCCCGCAACGGTGGTGGTGGGCCTGGCGCGACGGGCTGGAGTCGAACAAGCGCAAGCTCCCGCTGTGGTTCGGCACCGGCATCCACCTGGCCTTCGAGCACTGGTACATCCCCGGCACCGAGCGCGGCCGCGACCTGCGCGAGACCTGGTCGGAGTACTGCGAAGGGGTGCGTGAGCTGATCCGCGTAGAGATGCGCGACAGCGGCATCCCTGGCGAGCCGGAGCAGGTCGTGATGGACGCCGAAGGCGTCGGGCTGGCGATGCTCGACAACTACCTGGTGACCTACGGCCACGACGAGCAGTGGGAGATCCTCTCGCCGGAGCGGCCCTTCGGAGTGAGCATTCCCCGCTCGACCGGGATCGACCCTGACCGGCCGAAGGACACCACCCCGGTTGCCAAGTTCCACGGCACCTTCGACATCGTCGCGCGGGACCAGGCCACCGGCAAGATCTGGCTCTGGGACCACAAGACGGCGCGCTCGATCCGCACCAACCACCTCCCGCTCGACGACCAGGCGGGCGGCTACTGGGCGGTGGCCGACAACGTGCTCCGGCGCGACGGCACCATCGGGAAGAACGAGCGGATCTCGGGGATCCTCTACAACTTCCTGATGAAGGCCCCGCCGGACGACCGGCCGGTGAACGAACAGGGCCTCGCGACGAACAAGCCCAAGAAGAGCCACTTCGTCGAGGCGTTGCTGGAGGTCGAGGCGAAGAAGTACGCCGACGACGGCCTCTCGCAGCTCTGGGTCGATGAGGTCGGTCCGAAGCGAGAGGCCGAGCTGAAGAAGATGGCCCTCGCCGCGCTGGAGGAGGAGGCCGACGAGCGGGACCTGGTGGTGCTCGGGGACGTGTCGAATAAGCAGCCCTCCCCGCGGTTCCACCGGGAGCCGGTGTATCGCACCTCGAAGGAGCGTCGCCAGCAGATCCAGCGGATCGCCGACGAGGTCGCGTCGATGAACGCGATGCGCGACGGGCTGCTCCCGCTGTATAAGACCCCGACGTCGGACTGCACCTGGGACTGCGACTTCTACAACCTCTGCCTGGCCGACGAGAACGGCGGGGACGTGGAGATGCTGAAGTCGGTCGCCTACCACGTGCGCGACCCCTACGAGGCACACCGCGAGGAGCGCAAGGGCGACTTCTAGCCTCGGCGGGAAAGTTCTGATACAGTTGACGTCAACACAGACAGAGGAGACCATGAGTAACCCTGAAGACGCCTTCGAGCTCCCCGATGACATCGTCGGCATCGAGGACTACACCGAGAGCATCTCGATGCTCGTCTACGGCGACCCCGGCATCGGCAAGACCCGCTTCGCTGGTGCGGCCAAGACCCTCTTTCTCGCCACCGAGAACGGCACGATCTCCGCGCGCAAGGCGGGCGGCCAGTCGAAGGTCTGGGACTGCGTCAACTCGTGGGAGAAGTTCGAGCAGGCCTACGAGTGGCTGGTGGACAACACCGCCAAGGACGGCTTCCCGTTCGACTGGATCTGCGTCGACACCGTCACGCAGCTTCAGCTCAACATCCGCCGGTCGATCGTCGAGGAACGCTTCGAGCTGAAGGGCGGATCGCTCGACAAGGTGCAGCTCGAAGAGTACGGCGAGGACCAGATGCGCCTGATGCGTTTCGTGACCCTGGTCAACGACCTGCCGAACGTCAACAAGCTCTGGACCGCGCACTCGATGCTGGTCGAGAACGAGAAGGGGGAGGAGTTCCGGCTCCCCAACATGCACGGCCAGGGCTACAAGGTGGCGAACTGGGTGGCCGCACAGATGCACTGCGTCGGCTACATGCACTTCGCCAACGTCACCAACGCGAAGACCCAGAAGACCACCAAGGCCCGCGTCATCCAATGGCACGGGACCGACGATGTGATCGCCAAGGACCGTTTCGACTGCCTCGGCCGCCAGACCGTCAACAAGAATCTGGCGCAGATCACCGAGAAGATCTTGGCGGCAAACGCCGTCGAGGACGACGCGAATCCCTCGCAGAAGTAGGAGAACAACACCCACATGGGCATCAAGCTGAAGCTCAACATCGGTGCCGAGGCCGCCAAGGTCGAGGCCGTCACCGGATTCAAGAACTACACCGGCCCGACCCCGCCGGTCGGCGTCTACGGCGCTGTGATCAAGCAGCTCCAGATCAAGCCGACGAAGGCTGGCGACAAGACGATGCTGGTCGCCATCGTCGAGTTCGACGCTCCGAAGACGCACGAGAACGAGAAGTACAACGGCTACTCGATCTTCCATCGCCTCGTGATCCCCGAGAGCATGGAGGACGACTACGTCGACCTTCAGGTCGGCCAGATCAACCGTCTGCTCGACGCGATCTCCGGCGACGAGAAGCTCCGCAGCGTTTTCTGGGGTGGCAGCGCCGTTCTCGACGACAAGGGCGAGAAGATCACCAAGCTGGGCAAGTTCTCCCTGGCGGGGAAGGGGTTCAAGGGAATCCCCGTCGTCGTCTCCACCAAGAACGACAGCTACGTCGTCAAGGAGAAGGTCGACGGCAAGATCGAGAAGAAGACCGTCCGCCAGCTCCGCATCAACGACATCTACCCGTCGGACCACGAGGTTCCTGCGTCGGGAGCCGACGAGGAGATCATCGAGGACGACGACGTCGACACCGACGACATCATCGTCGAGGATGACTCGGCCGACGAGACGGCCGACGTCGAGCCCGACGACGACTCGGACGAGGACGACTCGGACGAGGACGACTCGGACGACGACGACTCGGACGACGACGTCGATTACGTCGACGAGGACTCGGACGAGGACGGCTACGTCGCCGAGGACGACGAGGACGAGGACGAGCCGGAGCCGGAGCCGGAACCCAAGAAGACCACGGGCCGGAAGCGCCGCAGCGCCTTCTGACCCAACCACCCGAGCGGGTGGGCCGATTGAGGGGTCGGCCCACCCGCTCTTCTCGTATCCAGGGAGCTTTACCATGCCCACCATTGCCTTTTACGATCTCTTGACCGTCATCGACAAGGTCACCTCGACCACCGGCAACACCCGCTGGGCCATCCTCGTCGGCTCGCCGACAGAGCCGCTGCACAGCTACATGGTGCAGGCGCTCGACGAGATGCCGCTCAAGCGCAACCTCTCGCACGCCCTCACGATGGGCTGGGGCGACGAGTCCGAGCAGGGGCAGAAGGTCCGCCGGTTCGTCGAGGAGGCCTGCGTCAGCTCGACCCCGTCACTGCTGCTCGTGAAGCGGGGCTCGGTCGAGGCGGTCATCTCCGGCGCGATCCCGCACGAGCGCCTGAAGGTGGAGATCGAGAACCTCTGCGAAGAGAACACCGCGGACCGGCTGGCCGCGGCGATGGCCGAGATGGAAGACCCCGACCGACTGTGGGTGCGGCCAACGGACCCCCAAGAGTACGTTCAGATCGGCGTCACCCCTGACGGCCAGCCGATCTTCATGAAGGCCTCCGACGTCCCGGTGCCCGACCCGGTCCCGCCGTCGAGCTGTGCGACCTGCGACGGCGGCGGCTGCCCCGACTGCACCGATTGATCCCCCGGCACCAGCGGTGCCAACCCAACCACGTCCAGTGCTCGGCCGATCATGCCCGGCTCGTGAGCGAATACCGCGAGGAGCGGTACCGCCAGGAGATCGAGCAGGAGAACGCCGGGCACTGGTCGCGTGAGGACCACGACCGGCCCGCGATGATCACGTTCAAGGTCTGGCTGATTGGATCAGCCGGGAGGAACCGGGTTGACTTCTTTGACGTCAACTCGTAAAGTCGGTGGAGAGAGTTCCGCCAATTTTCGAGCAAAATCCTGGAGGCCCACATGGCACAGCACGAGCGCACCGGCAAGTCCGGCGAGTACATCATCGTCCCCGCGCCGCGGGACACCGAGTACGTCGGGCGGCACCGCGCGCCGACGATCGTCACTCGTTTCAGGGACCCCCAGGCCGCGCTGAACGCGCTGGCCGTCCAGTCGAAGCTGCGGGTGCTGCGCGGATGAAGTGGGTCTCGCTCCACACACACAGCTCGTTCAGCCACGGCGACGGGTACCGCAAGCCCGCCGAGCACGTCGCTCGCGTGGCCGAGCTCGACATGGACGCGCTCGCGCTCACCGAGCACCGCAACGTCAGCTCGCACGTGCAGCTCGAAATCGCCGCCAAGGAGGCCGGGATCAAGCCGATCTTCGGCTGCGAGTTCGACATCGCCCCGGCCGACGAGCCCCGCCGACGGCATTTCCACCAGACGGTGCTGGCGATGAACGAGGTCGGCTACCGCAACCTCAACCGGCTGGTCACCCTGGCCTGGGAGCAGACCAAGTACGTCCCCCGCCTGCACCTTAACCAGATCCTCGACCCCGAGCTCACCGAAGGCCTCATCGTCACCAGCGGGTGCGCCGACTCGTGGATCTCCTGCACCCTGCTCGGCGGCAAGAGCCTCGGCGACCGACGCGAGGACTGGACCGACGAAAGCGTCGACGAGACCCGCGCGCTGATCGCGAAGTTCCAGAAGTGCTACGGCGACCGGTTCTACCTCGAAGCGCAGATGTTCCCCGAGCTCGATCGCGCGGTCCTGCTCAACCAGTTCTTCGCCGACGTGTCGGCCGCCGAGGGCATCCCGCTGGTGGCGACCGCCGACGTCCACTACCCGCACCCCGACCAGAACGTCGTCCAACGAATGCTGCACGCGGCGCACCGCGGAGGCACCGTGGCGACGCAGGACGCCGACTGGGAGTACGACGTCCGGCTGACCTACCCCGAGTCCGACGCTCACTGCCTTCAGGCCCTCCTCGACTGTGACCTCACCCGCGCCGAAGCGAAGGCCGCGGTCGAAGGGGCGCGCGAGATCGCCGACCGGTGCAACGTCGAGCTGCCGAAGTCGGACCGCGTCGTGTTCATCGAGCGGGGCCCGCAGATGTCGGCGGCTGACCGGCTGAAGAAGTGGATCAACGAGGGGATCGAGTTCCGCGCCGAGACCAACCCCGGCTTCGCGCAGCGGTGGGACATCGACACCGACGCCTACCTGGAGCGGATCCACTACGAGTTCTCCATCATCGAGCCGAAGGGGTTCTGCGACTACTTCCTGGTCACCGCCGACCTCGTGCGGTGGGCCAAGGACGTCGCGAAGATGGGTGTCGGCCCCGGTCGCGGGTCGGCCGCCGGGTCGCTGCTGTGCTACCTGCTGCGGATCACCGAGATCGACCCGATGCAGTTCCCGCTCATGCAGTTCGAGCGGTTCATCGACCCGTCGCGGCCTGACGACCCCGACATCGACATCGACTTCGAGGACCCGAAGGCCGTCTTCGCCTACGCGCAGGGCAAGTACGGGGCCGATAAGACCGCGCACATCGCCAACTACATGCGCTACCGCGGCCGCACTGCGGTCCAGGACACCGCTCGCGCGCACGAGCTCGCCGACTTCAGCGAGGTCTACGAGCTGAAGGAGCTCATCGTGGACCGCGACGACGGCGACCCCCGCGAGAACTTCTCGGTCGCCGACGCGATCGGCACCTTCGACCGGGCCCGGCAGATCGTCGAGAAGTACCCCGACCTGAAGATGGCGATGGCGATCGAGGGCGATTACCGCGGCATGGGCATCCACGCCGCGGGGCTGGTCATCTCGACCCAGCCGATCGCCGACACCTGCGCGGTCTACACCGTCGCCAAGGACGGCGTCACCCGCCGCGGGATCTCCTACGACAAGCGCGACGCCGAGTACCTCGGAATGCTGAAGCTCGACATCCTCGGGCTGAAGACGATGAGGCTCATCCACGACTGCCTGGACTGGATCGGCATGACCTTCGAGGAGCTCTACGCGCTCCCGCTCGACGACGTCGAGGTGCTCGAAAGCGTGTTCGGTACCGGCGACCTGACCGGCATCTTCCAGTTCGATGGCCGGACCACCCGCGGGATCGTGAACAAGCTCGCCGGACAGACCGACTTCGAGTTCCGCCATCTCGCCGACATCAACGCCCTCTCGCGTCCTGGCGCGCTCATCTCCGGCCAGACCTCGCACTACGAGGCCGTCGAGCTCGGCCAGGAGGAGCCTCGCGACTGGGGCTACCCCGCGGTCAACGCGGTGTTGCAGTCGACCAACGGTTGCCTGGTCTACCAGGAGCAGGTGATGGGCATGGGCCGCGTGGCCGGGATGCCCGGCGACCGGGTCAGCCAGCTCCGGCGCATCATCGGAAAGAAGAAGCAGGGCGGGGCCTTCGAGGCGTTCTGGGAGGAGTTCCGCGACGGCATGAAGAGCGAGATCGGGATGCCCGAGGACGATGCTCGGGAGCTCTGGGACTACATGGCCGCCTCGTCGAGCTACCTGTTCAACATCGCGCACGCGGTCTGCTACGCCGTCGTCGGGTACTGGCTGGCATGGCTGAAGCACTACCACCCGAAGTACTTCTACGCTGCGGCGCTGCGCGGGGCCGACAAGGACCAGCAGCTCTCGTTGCTGAAGGACGCCGCCGCGCACGGGTTCTCGATCCTCGCGCCGGACCTTGCCATGTCCGGCCTGACCTGGGAGCCGGTCACCAGCGGCCCCTCCATCCGAGCGGGGTTCACCCAGATCGACGGCGTCGCCGAGAAGGTCGGACAGAAGATGGTCGAGTGGCGCGATCGCGAGATCGGACCTCCGCCGGAGAAGGGCGTCAATTTCAAGGCGCTCCTTCACGACTGGGACGACATGCGTTACGTGGCCCCGAAGAAGGGTCGCAAGACCAAGCCGGACGAGCCGTCTCGCGGGGTGCCGGGCCTCGGCGCGAAGACCGTCGAGCGAATCAAGGCGCTGACCGCCTCGGCCGACCCGTTCGGCATCAACAAGGCCGCGCGCGCCGTGCAGACCATCGAGCAGGCGATCGAGAACGGGGAGATCGGACTGCTCGGCGGCAACACCCCGTCGAGCCTGCTCCTCGAATGCGTCGACGAGAAGGTGGTGTTCATCGGCCTGATCCGCGAGGTCAAGGTCAAGGACCACTTCGAGGGCCTTCGCAAGCGCACCGGCGAGTCGATCGAGGCGCTGAAGGCCAAGACCGAGCGGCCGGAGCTGTCGACGAAGGCCACCGTCATCGCCGAGGACGCCGAGGGGATCGAGGTTCACCTCTACGTCAGCCGGTGGATGTACCCCGCTCTGGCAGACGAGCTCGCGGCCGTCGACGGCAACACCGCCGTCCATGTCGTCGGCATCTCGCGCGACGGCCACGGCCCCAGCATCCAGGCAGAGACCGTCGAGATCATCGAATTGGAGGAACCGTGATCCCCGAGACCACCCCGAAGGACTGGCTCGACCGACAGGGCATGGCCGCGGAGATCCCGCGGCCGGTCGAGGAGTTGGTCGCCGGGCTCTCCGAGGCCGACATCAGGATTCTCCTCGGCCGTGGGCTGCGGGTCATCGCCTTCGACCCCGGCGGCACCACCGGCTGGTCGGTCATGCGTCTCGACCCCGCGAAGCTGCTCGACAAGACGGCGAGCTGGCGCGACGTCATCACTCACTGGTGGCACGGGGAGATCGACTGCGGGGCGATGTCCGGCTCGGTCAACGACGCCGCGATCACCCAGCTCGGCGACGAGATCGACCTCGGTGGCTCCCTGTCCGGCGAGCACGCCGGGGCCTACATGATGGACCAGCTCGTGAACCAGGCCGGAGGTCGGTTCCTCACCGCGCTGGTCATCGAGGACTTCATTCTGCGGACCCAGACCCAGAAGCGCGACGCACTCTCGCCGGTCCGGCTCACCGCGGCCTTCGAGCAGATGATCTGGGAGCGCCCTGGATACCCCACACCGAAGCGGCAGCAACCGAGCGAGGCGAAGTCCTCGATCACCGACGAGCGGCTCAAACAGTGGGGTTTCTGGGCTTCAGGGAGCCGACACGCCCGCGACGCCGACCGGCACGCGATCCTGTTCCTGCGTAAGGTGCGCCAGGCCCGCTCCGACGTCTACCGGGCGTGGCCGATCCTGAAGGCTGCCGTGGAGCTGGATCTGATACAGTTGTAGACAACCCGAACAAAGAGAGAGACGAGAGCAATGGATACCCCAGACATCGACACCCTCGTGAGTGTTGACCAGGCGGCCACGCTGCTCGGCGTGCCCTCGTGGGTGCTCCGACGCTGCCTCCGAAACGGAATGAAGACCCTGCCGATGAGCCGCACCGCGGGGTCACACATGCGCATCCCCGTGAGCGCACTGCTCGACCACGCCGAGGACATCGTCGAGGAGATCCGCCGGTGGCGCATGGACACCGCGCGCCGGTCGGACTCCCGCAACCTGCCGCGCAAGGGCACCCCCGAGGGGATCACCGCACTGCGCAAGCAGATGAAGGAGACGATGGACGCGAACACCGCGGCCACCCTTCTCGGCGTCTCCCGCCCGACCTTGCGCCGATGGGAGCGTGAGGGCAAGATCATCGGATTCCGGCCACTCGGACCCAAGCAGGTTCGATACAGCCGAGAGTCCATCGAGGCGCTGGTGGAAGCGGGGTCGATGTGAGGAAGCTCGACCCCGCTTCCACGGCTGAACGACTGACTGCCTGCATCGAGTCGGTCCTCAACGACTACGAGCAGGGGAAGCTGCGCGCCGGGAGCGACACCCACCCGATCAAGCGACTCAACGACGACTGGGATCCCGAGACGGGGATCAGTAACGAGAACATGATGCGGATGGTCGCCGAGCGGATGCACGCGCAGGGCATCCTGGTCTACTTCGACCCCGAGACCGCGCGCCAGAACATCATGAACGCGGCGCGAGCGGTGAAGCCCCCGCAGTGATCCCACTCAGCCTGATCTCCCCCGCTCAACGGGCGGTGGATCGCCATGAGGCGCTCTGCTGCCAGGAGCGATTCGTGGGGTCCTGGCTCTGGGATGCCGAGCTTGACGGGGGAGGAAAGAAGAACGCGAAGGGCGAGAGCGCCGTCGCCCGGCGAAACCGGCACGAAGGTGCCAAACAGGTCTGCCGCGCCTGCTCGCAACGCGAGGTCTGCCTCGCCGCGGCACTGACCGACCCGCTCGCCGAAGGCATCTACGGCGGCGAGCTCATCATGAACCGAACGCAGGAGGCCCCGCCAGATGGACTTCGACAAGGCTCTGGAGAGTCTCGATTTCCAGCCTGACGTAGTCTGCACCTGCAAACGGATGCTCTGGGTTCATCCCTATGAGCCACCATTCGACCACCCCGCCGAGCACCACCCCGACGGTTGCCAGAACCAGTCCGTTCGTGCGTACCAGATGCGACTGTGCCCCTGCTGGAGCGACCCTCGACAGTTCGTCCTGCTCGGCAAGGATTGGACCGAATACAACTATGTCGCAGGCCTTCTCACGATCGCCGCGACACTCTGTGACGACCACATCCGATACTTTCGCGAGTATCTGAAGTACCCTCTGTTGTGCCCCGGTTGCGGAGTCTACTTCGACTCCGTTGACGAGATTCTTCTCAACGAACAAGTCCTCTAGGAGACAACCCTTGTCCGACATCTACGGCGATCACGCTTCGATCTACCTCCGGCGCGGATGGAATAGCCCGCTCCCGCTGCCCGAAGGGATGAAGTATCCGCCGCCGGACGACTCCACCGGGAACAAGCCCTACCCCGACATCAACAAGATCAACAACTGGTGCGAAGAGATCGCCTCCGCAAACCTGGGTCTGCGGATGCCGCAGTTCCCCGTCGACGGGGTGCTCTACGAGCTCCTCGGTATCGACGTCGATGACTACGACGAGAAGCACGGCGGGGAGACGCTCACCGACCTGGTCGAGCAGCTCGGGCCCTTGCCTCGCACCTACCGATCGACCTCCCGCGACCCCGAAAACCCTTCGGGCATCCGGTTCTTCCGCGTCCCCGCCAACGCGAAGTGGCGCGGCAAGCCCGGCCCCGACATCGAGATCATCCAGCGCACCCACCGCTACGCCGTCGCATGGCCCTCGGAGACAGACGGACGTGCGTACCAGTGGTACGACGCGAACGACCAGCCCCTCGACGAGCCTCCGCACGTCGCCGAGTTCCCTGACCTCCCCGAGTCCTGGGTCGACCACCTGTTCAAGGGGGAGGCCGGAGAGGCTCGGAAGATCGAGGAGATCGACGACGTCGAAGAGGCCTTCGGCTGGCTCCAGGCCGAGATCCCTGGCTACGACAACGATCCCTCGGGGCAGATGAACCGCGTCACCGAGCCGGAGAAGCTGCGCGAGGAGATGTCGACCGGCGCACACGACCTGCTGATTGCCCGTCTGCACGAGGTCGTTCAGCTCTCCGCCGAGGGTCACCACGGCCTGAAGATCGCGATCAACCGTGTCCGGCAGGCGTTCCTGACCGAGGTGCTCGGCGGGGCGGAGTCCGAAGAGGCCCGGCGCGACATCTCGGCGGCCCAGGCGGAGTGGCGACGCGCACTGTGCGGCGAGGTCTCGAAGCTGCGCGACGACATCGCCAACGACCTGATCCGCATCTCCCCCGTCGGCGGATACACCGCTGAGGACGGCAACATCGACCTCGACCTGTTCCGCGAGAAGATGCTGCGGCAGTGGGTGGAGCGCCGGAACACGATCGTCGATGCCGAAGAGTACGACGACAACGACTCCGGCCGCGCGCGCATGTTCCTCGACGCGCTCGGCGATTCGATCCGGCCGATTCGCTCCGGCACCGACGACTGGGCTTGGTGGGACGAGAGCATCGGCCGCCTGGTCAAGCTCTCGAAGTCCGAGACCTACGGCCTGCTCTGGAACCAGTCGGTCGTCGCCTCCCTCCAGGCCACGGCCAACCGGCTGTTCCGCCAGGCCGAGATCCTCGAAGAGCAGGGCAGTGCCGAGGCCGAGGACACCGAGAAGCTCGCCAAGGCCTACTCCAAGCGGGCCATCACCGCGGGCAACCGGACGATCATCGAGCACTCGATGTCGATGGCACACGTCCTCTCCGGCAACGCGATCGACCCCGCGGACTTCGACACCAACCCGACCACCTGGGGCGTCGGCAACGGCGTGCTCGACCTCACCGCGGCCGCGAAGAACGGCGGGGTCGACGTCGACTACGACTCTCTCTGCCGCAAAGGCCGTCCCGAAGACCTGATCCTCCAGCACACCCCGATCCCCTACGAGCCCAACTTCACTCATCCGAAGTGGGAGAGCTACCTCAACACCTTCCTCCCCGATGCCGACTACCGGCGGTACGTGCGTAAGGTGTTCGGCTACGCCTTCCTCGGCGGAAACCCGCAGCGCCGCATCGTCTTCATCCAGGGTGGCACCTCGACCGGCAAGACGACGATTCTCGAATCGGTACAGGCGTGCCTGGGTGACTACGGGGCCGTCATCGACATGAACGGGCTGTTCCGCCAGAAGCGGGACTCAGGGCCAATGCCCGAGATCCTGTCTGCTCTTCCCCGCCGCGTGGTGTTCGCCTCCGAGATCGGCCAGCGGAACCGTCTGCACGCCGACGTGATCAAGCGGCTCACCGGTGGCGACTCGGTCATCGCTCGTGCGCTCTACTCGAACGTCATGGTGCAGCGCACCCCGATGTTCACCCCGATCGTCGCGACGAACTCCATGCCGACTATCGAGGACGGCGACGCGGCGCTGTGGCGGCGTCTGTTGGTGCTCCCCTTCGACCGGCAGGTCCCGCCGAGCACGGTGGAGACCGAGCCGATCAAGAACAACCCCGAGGCTCTGAAGGCCGTCCTCTCCTGGCTTGTCGATGGTTTGCTCGACTACCTAATGGAAGGGCTCGACGTAAACATGCCCCCGTCGGTCAAGAAGCGACAGCGGACGTTCATCGCGGGCACCTCGACGTTCCAGATGTTCCTCGACGAGATGGTCGAGGACGACGAGAACGGCCGCGTCCAGACCCCCGTGCTCTTCGAGCTCTACCGGCAGTGGGCCGCTCGCGAGGAGATCCGCGACGTGCTGAGTAAGCGGGACTTCTTTGGCCGGATGCGGGACAACGGATACGAGAGCAAGAAGGCCTCGGTCCGCCGGGACGGCAAGGTCACCTCGACCCTGATCTACAAGGGCATCAGGGTCGCGAAGGACTAGGGTGTCAGCCCCGCCTCCGCTGCACGCTTGCGTTCGCGCCACTGGGTGAACGTCAGGTGCAGCGGGGGCGGGAACTCGAACCCCACCTGCGCCGCGTAGATGTTGGTCTCGCGGTGCCAGCCCGCATCGTAGGTCAGGTATTCCGAGTAGTCGTCGACATCCTCGCGGAGCTCGTCGACTTCCTTCTCGATGTGGCCGACCTTCTCACTCACCCGCTCGCTGATGATGCGGTCGAGGTTGGCCGCGGTGATCACCTTCGAGGTGGTGGAGCTGTTATCGGACCGGCGCTGCCACCAACGCCCCGCGGCACCCAGAAAACCGGGCAGCTTCGCGGCCGCCTTCGAGAACAGTGCCGGTGACCCGAAGAGGATGAAGACGAGAAGGGTCAGCCAGAAGTTGTCCGAGTTAGGGAGTGGGACTTCCATCGGGAACCTTTGCGTCTGGGAGTTCGTCGTCATCGACCACGACGAGCCGTGGTCTGTTGTTCACGACGTATCCGATTGCCGCCAGCCAATACGTGAGTCCGAAGACCAGGAACATGACTGGGGTACGGAAACCGTCACCTCCCCGTTCCCACACTGCGCTCGCAAACCCCGCGGCGAGCGCGAGATACGTTGCCCCAGCGAAGTAGAGCCCCAGAATCGACACCCGACGCCACCGGCCAGCGAAACCCACAAGGATCATTGTCCCCGAGACAAGGCAGAACAGACCCCAGACAGGAAGAGGGAAGGCCTTTTCGACCTGCGTCAGGGTGGTGGTGTTCTGGAGATCTGCTCCGGTCAGGTAGTCGACACCACGTGAGATCGGCTCGAATGCCCACAGCGCGAGAATCGCCGCTCGGAGGGGGAACGGGATCGTCGGCGTCCAGTCCCCCAGCCGAGGCAAGCGAGATTTGAGGAAGTCGATCATCTGATCAGTATCGCTCGGCGACCTTCGAGGCCGCATCCTCAACTCGCTCGACGCCTCGCGGCGTGATGCCGTTCGGGGTCTTCAGCAGACCGAGCAGGGTGAGCAGACCGAGCGCCGAGCCGATCGCTGTTCCGACCTCGCCGGGGATCTCGACCCCGTTGGCGATCAGCGTCCAGATCAGCAGGGAGAGCAGACCTGCCGCCGCGGTCACCGTGTTGGCGAACCGCCGGTACCAGGGCTGCGCTTCGAGCTGTGCCCGCAGCTCCTCGACAACTGCCTCGGTCGGGACCGGTGGCGGCAGGTTGGGGATGTTCGGGTTGGTCACTTCAGCTCCTTCGTGCTCGGCGCGGGCTCCAGAACCTTGTCGACGTCGATGCCGTTCTTCTCGGCAATCGCCTTCACGAGGAGGAAGGTCTGGCGCGCGTTCTTGTGGGTGGCGATGATGAATCGCACCGGCGAACCGTACTGGCCGCCATCGAGATTGGGGTCCTCGACCTCACCCTTGTACCCGTCATAGACGAGTTCATTCCACAGATCCATGAGCATCGCGCGCACGTAGGCGAGCTTCTTGCCCTTGGCCGCAAACGAGGGGTTCCCGTCCACGTTGTAGAACTCCGTGTGCCGCTGCGGGCGCGGGCCGATGACCCCGTTCTTCGCGTCGGAGACGTGCGGCTGGCCGGTCTGAATTGCGGCTCCGACCACGGCCTTCTTGTCTGCGTCGTTCATGTCGTCCAGTCCTCCCGGTAGAAGATCCTCGCCGATCGCGAGGCAGTTGTTCCAGCGTGATTGTCGGCCCGACCAGCCCCAGGGGTAGGACCCCTCGATCCAGCCGTTCACACACCGACTGACGGCCAGGATGTCCCCGGCGTCGGCCCACTCGTTGATGGTCTTGCCGTAACGCGAAGTCGTCGACCAGTACATCGCCGCAGAGATGAAGGCCCACCGCGGGTTTGCGACGAGGTCGGGGTTCTTCACGAAGTAGTCGGGGTCGTCGACCAGCCCGCGGGCCCGGCACCACTGCCCGAACTGGCGGTAGTTGCTCCGGCCGGTGGTCTGAATCGCACCGCGACCGCGGAAGCGGTAGCCGTCGCCGGGCTGGGCGTTGCCGAGATCGGCGCGACCTTCGTACCCTCGCTGCTGCGCGGTGGGGCCCCACAGCTCGACGAAGTTGGCGAACCCGCCGGTCTCCTCGCCGAGGGTGGCGAACCATGCTGCGGCCCGGCGCACCGTGTTGATTCCGGCGATTTCCATTGCGGCGACGACGGGGTTCACGAAGACCTCCATGTCGGCGACGCTCTTGGCGGTGGGAGACAGTGCGCGGTGCAGGATCTCGCCGTTCATGAGGCCACCTGCGGCTCTCCAAGCTGACGCGCGGCCCCGAGGATGAGCGCGAGCTCGGCGTCGGTGAACGAGTCGAAGAAGTCGTCGACCGGCTCGGCGTTGGCGGCCCACGAGTAGCCCTTGCCCTCGATCATCGACAACGCCTGCGCGGTGGTCACCCAGTAGAAGTAGTCGGGGAAACCGCTGTCGGCGATGGCGACCTGGTCCAGACGCGCGTTGTAGGCGACGATCGACCAGTAGTGGTAGACCCAGCCCCCGCTGTAGGCGGCGCGCTCACCCCGCTGTGGCCGTGGGTAATTCGACGGCGGCACCATGATGTTGCCCGCGACGCCGTAGCCGCTGTCGATCGAGTGGCGGACGTGCCGCCGGAACGCTTCGAGGTCACCCTTCCCTGGGACCTGGACGGTGCGATAAATGTCACCAAGGCGCTCGTTCAGCTCGCGCGTCAGGTACAGGATCGTGTCGGTCCCGTTGACGGTCGTGCCGAGCTGATCAGCCATGTACTTCTCAGTGACATGGATGCCGCGAATCGACAATAGAACCTGCATCGTCGCAGGTCCGCACCAGTAATAGGTCTCCTGGGGAATGATGACGTGGTCGAACTTCAGAATGACGTCGCCGTCGGCCATGCTCACCCCTCTCCGGTCCCCCGACGGTATCACCGGGGGCCGAAGTGGCACGAAAGTCCTTAACCGGTGTACTTGATCTTCGGGGTGATGTCGACCGGCGCAGATCCACTGGCCCCGACCGAGATCGAGGCATCGAGGGCGTATCCGCGGCGGAACGTCGACCCGTTCCAGATACCGAAGTGGCTCACCGTCGTGTTGGCGGGGATGGTGAATGCTACGGCCGAACCGGTCACGACGGCGTCACTGCCGACAATAGCCGCCGATCCCCACGTGGTGTTGCCCGAGCTGGAGCCGATCTGGTTGGCCCCGGTGGTGCCGGGATCGCCGCTGTGCGCGGTGATCTTGGCTCCTGTCGACGCGATGTAGTTCGCGATGTCCTGCTTGTCTGCGTTGGTTGCTGCCATGAGCCCTATTCTCTCCTACCACTGTCGAACACGAGCCCACCCCTGACCGCGGGCCCCTGGCCCTCCCTCGCGGCGAGGGTTGATCAGGCCACCACCCGCTCCGCCGCCGCCTGCGCCGGGAGCGGTCCCGCCGCCTGCGTTGGTGCTGCCAGTCCCCGAGGACCCACCGGTGCCGCCAGTGAACATCGTGTCGAACACGTAGAGGTTCCCCGGCGTCCCACCGGCGGTTGGGGAGCCAGAGGTATTCCCGGCTCCCCCAGAACCACCCAGAGAGGTCGCCACAACCCCGGCAGCGGGGACCTCGACGGAGCTGTCCCCACCGGGGTAGCCGCTCCCGCCGTTGGAGTTCGACCCGCTACCGCCTGCGCCGATCGTGATACTCAACTGCTCTGCCGCCGCGGGGAAGTTGACCCCGCGCATCAGGGCCCCCCGACACCCAGGTGCTCGCCCCGCCGCCTTTGCCCGTGAGGACGCTGTTCGCGGCGTGTCCTCCACCCCCGCCGCCGCCGCCGATGAACACCACTTCGACACGGTTCGCCCACGACGGGGCGGAGATCGGGAACGTCCCCGGCGCGGTGTACTGCGTGACCACTGGCGGCATGGCCCCGTAGGCGGCCGCTGCGCTGAAACTGGCTGTGGCCGTCGCCGATCCCGCCAGGTGCGCGAACGCCTCCGCCGACGACGAGTACTGGCCGAACGCAGTGCCTCCGAGGCTGACGTGCAGGCCGCCGGTGAACGCCGCGGCGGCAGGGTAGGTGCCCTTGGAGGAGAATGCCCCTCGCGCAGTGAAGGTCCCGAGCGTGTTCACCCAGCCGGTGAGGTAGGCCTTGATCAGCGCGTCGATCGCCTCGCCTTCCCCGCCGCCGAGGGTGCGGCTCGGCGCGATGCCGATGAGCTTGGCGACGATGGCCGCCGTCGAGTAGGCCTGTGCGGTCTGCTGGCCGGTGAGGATCGCCTTGATCCCGGCGCGGAACTCCGCGTGCGTCTCCATGAGCGCGAGGAGCTGGCGCTTGACCGTCCACCCCTGCACCGGGTCGGCGATGGGGTCAAGCACCCCGTCGAGGGACCATCCCAGGCCGGGGTTGATCGGAGTGTCCGGCTGCGGACTCGGGGTCCACACCTACTCCTCCTCGGGGACTTCCTCGGTGACCGTCTCGATGTCGTAGAGCTGGAAGTTGTCGAGCTGCGGACCATTGTTGACCAGGGCTCGGCGGATGCCGATCGCGCCGAAACGGCGACCGGGCCCCTTCGCGACGATGTCGGTGTTGTCGTGCCACTGGACGATCTCAACCCACTGGACGCCGTCCCACCGCTCGCCGTGGAAGATGCTGCCGGGCACCCCGTCGATGAACTCTCGGCGCAGGCGATAGGTGCCGTCGCCGAGAGTCAGGCTCATGGTGGCACGCACGGTCCCGCCGGTCATGATGTCGGCCTTGTAGTTGTAGAGCGCAAGCACGCAGTTGTCGGCCAGCGTCGAGGCGGTCTCGTTGGTCTGCGCGAGGACCACCGCGGAGAAGGCGCTGGCCTTCATCCCGAAGAAGTCCGCCTGCACCGCGCACTGATCGGTGAGGGTCTGTGAGCCGAAGGTCGCGACCTGGAGACCGGCGTCGATCGTCCCGGCCGGTCCGTAGGCGACGCGGCCGTTGGTGATCTGGAGCTGCGAGTCGTGCTGGGTGTTGCGGATCCAGTTCTGCCACGAGCTGTTGTCGAACGACACGTAGTAGTGCCGCGGGATCTCCAGCACGCCGAGGTCGGAACCGAACTCCAGGTAGATCGTGTTGCCGTCGTTGTAGCTCTCCATCAGCGTCGAGCTGATCTCGCTGAAGTTGCTGATCGTCGTCGGGTTGCGGGCCCCGCCGAGCGCGCCGGGCACCACCCCAGGTATCGGCGCGACGGGGAATCCCTTGGAGGCGATGGTGATGTTGCCGCCGGAGGCGATGAACTCGAAGGCGTAGAGCTCACCGGCATTGACTGCGATGCCGTCTTCGGAGATCTTCATCGTGACGCGGTTGAGCGAGGCACCGATGAGCGCGCCGAACCCCGGCGAGGGGGAGGCGTAGATCCGCACCCACTTCGCCGAGTCCTCGTTGTACTTGTAGATGTTCAGGTTGAGCTGCTGCGAGCCCGAGCGCGAGGCGAGGATCGCGACGGTGTTCATCACCTGGTCGACCTGGCAACGCACCTTCGCGATACGCGAGATTGTGTTGGTGAGAGTCTGGGTCGAGATGTTGGCTCCGGTCGCCACCGACAGGTCACCCCAGGGGAAGGACACCTCGGCCGTCGGGTCCATGCCCGACCACAGCGGGCGGTTGGTGGCGATGTTGTAGACCGTCGACTGCGCCAGCGTCCGGCTGGTGACGGCGATCGAGTTGGCAACCTCTGCGGTGCTCGCCAGCCGACCCATGTCCTGCTCGACGTCGCCGAGGAGGCCGCCGATGACCGGCACCTTGCGCAGCGCGGAGAGGATCGTGTCGATGATGTTCTGGACGAACGACTGGAGGTTGTGGACGCCGGTCCGCAGTGCCTCGGACAGCGTCGGGAGCAGGCCTGCGCCGACGGTCCCGCCGGAGAGGATCGTTTTGAGCTGAGAGACCCACTCCTGGATGTCGGAGATGGTTGCACCGACGCGGCCGGTGATGCGGTCGAAGAACGCGCCGATCTGATTGACCACGGCGACGATGCCCGCGCCGAGGTCGCCGAGCGCGTCGGCCAGGCCATTGATGAACCGCTGGGGGAGGCTGCCGTACTTCGACAGCCGCATGTCGTCCCACCAGATCGTGCCGGTCTCGACGCTCGCGCCGACTTCCACCTGCACGCGGACGCCGTCGGCTCCCTCGGGCACCTCGTAGGTGCCGGTCAGCTCGGTCCATCCCGAGCTCGACGCGGGGGAGTTCCGCGTCGCCATCGGAGTCTCGGAGAGGATCTCGTCCCCGCTGTAGGCCACCGCGGACACCCTCAGCGCGTTGGCTGCGCCAGTCAGGCCGGACCACTTGGCCCACCCGGCGACCTGGAACTTCTGGCCGGGGGTGGCCGCGACGAGATTCGACAGCAGCACCTTGCGCGTGCCGCTGCCGTAGGTGCGCGCCGAGCCGGGAGAGGTCTTGCCCTCATCGGCGTCCCACGTCCACACGTCCTCGCCGTCGAGGGAGTCGGCCCCGTCAAACCCGCCGTTCTCCAGTAGGTTCGGGTAGCTCTCGCCGATGTGCGAGAACGGGATCAACGGGAGACGCGACGGGTGGATCAGGCCCGTCGCGAGCTTGCGGATGGTGCCGATGATGTTCTGGATCGCGTTGAGCGCGAAGTCATTACCGACGTAGTTGCCCGCGATGGCATCCTTCAGCGCATCGAAGTTCGCCAGCGCGGTCTGCCAGTTCGGGATGTCGAGTCCGAACAGGTCGAAGATCTTCGCGACGATCTCGCTGACTGACGCCGGATCCCAGATGTCGGCCTTCAGCGCGAGCTGTTCGCCAGCGCGGAGCAGCTCCTCCGGCGTCCGCCGGTTGAGCTCGATAGCGTCGGTCACCGGCTACCCCTCGGAGCCAGGGATCGGGTCGCAGTAGACGACCATCGACGCGCGGTCCTTGCGCGTCTGCACACCGAACGTCGCCAACGTGTCGATTCGACTGATGACGAGGTAGATGGTGCCGGGCTCGCCCTTCGGCACCGAGTACGCCGTCGACCCGGGGCTGATCGGGGACCCCTCGAAGGTCGGCGACAGGTCGCGCGGGTAGTAGTTGTCGATGATCGCGGTGATCGTGTTGCCGGGTCCGCGGCCGACGACCGGGCCCGTCGGCGAGCCGAGGCGCGCTTCGAGGTCCACGCGCGCCTGCACGCCGGTGAGCCGGACGTCGCACTGCGCGAACACCCGCGGGTGCCAGGCGAATCCTTGCGGCTCCACGGTGATCTGCGCGACGACCTTGTAGGTCTGCGGCCACGCGCTGTCGTTGATCGCATTGAAATCGTTGGACCCCAAGCCATACGGGCCGACAGGGCCCGAGGCGAAGGTGGTCGGGATCCACTTCTGGGTCGGCGCGTCGAAGACCAGCACGTCGCCGTCGTCGGGCCCGCCGTCGGGCATGAGCACGTCGGCGGCCGACGCGAGCGCATCGCCGGGGTCGCCCTTCTGGCCGACGCCGACCGCACCCTGGTTGCCGCGAGGGAGGGTGAAGTTCAGGATCTTGTTGGTCGAGGTCGAGCCGGGGTCGATCGAGACCGACGCGGCCCCGCCGGACGGCGAGGTGGTGACGCTGCCGATCTGGAATCCGACCGACGGGCCGATCTCCCCGCGCATACCGACGACGTCGTGGACGACCTTCCACTGGGTGCCGGACCAGAACCACGCGGTGTTGGTGGTGTCGTTGATGACGACGTACCCGCGGTCGCCTGCGGCCAGTCCGGTCGGGAGCTGCGAGGTGATGTCGGCGTCGTCGTCCTCTTCGAGCACGAGATCCGGCGCGAGCTTCGGCCCTGGCTCGCCGTCCTGGCCGGGCACGCCCTGCCGTCCCCGCGGGAGTTGCAGCTCGCCCTGGCCGTTGGTCACCTCGATGAACGCACGACGCTCGGACTCGTAGTCCATCGCGTCGCCATCCCAACGCAGCACGAGCTGCGCGATGGCCTCGCGGACGGTGTTGGGTGTGGTCATGTGAAGTGCTCTCCCTCGGTCGCAATTAGTCTATCGGGGGCTATCCGCTATCCGACAAAGTCCAGAAGTCGAAGGCCTGCTTGACCCCCTGAATCCGCTTGATCGCCAGCTCCATCGGGTCCTTCATGCCCCCGTTGTCGCCGACCTGGATCTGGAGCTTGGTTCGCTTGGCCCGGTTGAGCGTGACGGTGATCCGCCGGACGTAGTCGACGTGGATCTCGCCGTCGTCCTCCCAGCCGATCGGGTCGCCGATGCCGAAGTGGACGAACGGGATGAACGGCTTCCCGTCGTTGATCGTCACCGAGAACGTGCGGTGCGGCCGGGTCTCGTAGAGCACCTTGCGGAGCGCCTGCACCGATTCGTAGGTGTAGGCCGTGGTCCCGCTGCCTGGGTAGGCCTCCGGCAGGCAGAAGAGGCCGAACTTCGCGCGGCGGCGTTCGTCGGTCTGGCTCTGGAAGGCCAGGGCGATGTCGGAGAGTTCCCCGCTGATCAGGTCGGAGAGGAACGAGACTCCCGCCATCGCGAGGACTCCCGAGATCGCCGCGTTGGCGATCATCTCGATGCCCTTGTTCAGCCACTCCGGCGACTGGCCGCCGACGATCGCGGTGTGTGCCTGCGGCGAGTTGATGACGACTTCGGACTCTTCGATGTCGTCGTCGATGTCGTCCTCGCGGATGACCACCCACGGGTCCTTCGGGTCGGTGCCGAAGAACTTCGACAGCGAGTACATCTCGCTGCTCTCGGTGAACGCGCCGACGATGTTGGTCAGGAACGGGTCAATCGTGTCGATGACCGTGTTGAACAGACCGTCGAGCACGGTGCCGGTCCGGCCGACCACGCCCCGCTTGTCCTTGACCTGGAAGTAGATGCAGGGCTTTTCGAGCGTGATCTTGCTCGACGGCTGCGGGTCGCGGCCGGGGACGAAGGCCTTCGCCTCCAGCACGCAGTGCTCGTCGTAGAGCACGTCCTTGAACAGCTCGTCGAGCGGCGTCATGCGCGCGAGGAGCGAGTTCCAGCGGGTCGTGTCGTAGAGGATGTTGCCGGGGATGACCACGCACGGCTGTGCCCAGTCCTTCACCTTCATCGACCACCAGTTCTCCCCAGGGTTGTTAAAGAACCCGATGGGGAACCGGTACAGGCCGGAGCCGAAAGCCTGGAGCCGGAAGATCACCTCGAACAGGTAACTCTCGATCATGCTCTTCGTCGGCATGAGCTTGACGTTCTTCTTCGGCCACTGGATTCCCAGCGGCGCAAAGTTGTTCGGCCAGCAGAACATCGCTTCGAGCCACACGTAGTCGCTCACCAGCTCGGCGATGATGGTGCGCTTCTTGCCCTTGCGGACCTTGCGGCACTTGTCCACCCGGCCGGTCCACCACTCGCCGTTGACCTTGACGTGGACGAAGACGTTCTCGTTGTCGCAGTTGGCGAAGATCGAGGCCCACTTCGAGTTGGGAGGGACCTCGATATGGCCGGTTCCGGTCTCGTTCTCGGTGAACTCGACCTCGGCCTCGATGTAGTCGTTGCAGTAGCCTTCGAGACCCATCGGGTCGTCGCCGATCCACCGGCGGATCTCGATCTCGGACTCGGTACGGAACGACGAAACGATCCCGCGGTCGTCCATCGGGATCGGTGGAGCGTCAGTCATCAGCGGAGGCATCGGCTCACCAGAACGTCATGTAGAGAGGCTGGACGATCATCTTCACCTTCTGCTGGTCGAGGCCACCCTCGCATCGGAACTTCCAGATCTCCTGGGAGTCGGGGTTGAGCCACAGCTTCGGCCGCTGACCGTTCATCTGTGCCCAGAGGTTCGTCTCCTCCTTGGACCCGTTGCGTACCTTCGTGATCGTCTCCACGCGCGGGTCAGGGTTGAGCCAGATGCCCTCGCCGGTCTTCAGCGTCGGCAGCTTGATCGTGTCCTCGTCGACGAGCGGGCCGAGGTTCTCCTCTCCCCGCCAGTTCACCTGGCGCGTCCCGCGGGGGATGTGCCAGGTGCCGGGGCCAGGGAGGTAGATGCGCGGATACGTCCGCGGTGCGTTACCGAGGTTGCGCACCCGAACTTCGGTGATGCCGTTGCCGGTTGGCATCTTCGTCTCGAAGGTCTCGGTATAGCCCTTGTAGTAGGGGTTCGGCGACACCCACGTCCACGGGTAGTCGATGATGCGCTTCAGCAGCGCCGGGTCCTTGTCGAGCGACCCGTTCGGCGTCTCTCCCAGGAGCACGTCGAGGAACCGGACCCCGCTGTAGCTGTTGATGAAGAACAGCCGCGAGTACCGGTCGTGGAAGTTGTTGCGCTGCCAGTCGTCGTAGCGGGCACGGACCTCGCGCGGCGTCCGGCCGAGGATGTTGACGGCACCCTTGACCGTGCGAATGTCGATGTTCGACCCCACGAGATCCGCGCCGTTCTGGCGGGCCTCCTGGAGCCAGATGAGCTCGGTCGGCGGCCGGTCCAGTCCCACAAGGCCGTTCGAGAGCTCGACCCCCTGCTTGCCTCGGCCGCGCATCCCCGAGAGCCAGAACCGGCCGCCGTTGGGGCCCCGAAAGATGATCCAGGTCTTGTCCCCGTGGCTGAGTCCCCCGCTCACACTCAGTACCTCCGTCGGCCGGTCTTCGACCGGCGGATCTGCCGGTTCTGTGCATCTTCCATCGTCGACATGAGCTGCTCTTCACTCACTCCGGTGTTAACGGTACCGATGAGAGGCCCGCCGATCGCCGACAGTGCGCTCTCCAGCATTCCCGGTGCGGCCTCGGGGAGGTACTGCGCGAAGTCGCTGGCGGTCTTGGTGGCCCACTGTCCGGTCGCCTGCCCGACGTTGGCGATGAGCTGCGTCGGGTCACCGGCGAGCGCGGCACCCCAGGCCGGGGCGGCCTTGGCGATACCGTTGGCGAGCTCGGTGACTGCCGGGGCCTTCTCCTGGAGCTTCTTCGCCTGCGGCCCACCAATTCCCAGCGGCGTATTCTCGGCGAACTTCATCGCGAACTTGCCCGCGGTGGTCTCGAACGGGTTGCTGAACATCGGCTTGTCGGCAGCCGCATTCCCGCCCTTGTCACCAGCGGTGACGTTGTTGTCCGGCTTGTAGCTGCCGTCCTGACCGATCGCGGCACCCTGGAGGTTCTGGCCGTAGGCCGAACCGGTGGTGTCGCCGGGCTTGACGTCGTCGGCGGTGGTCGGCCAGTCCTTCGACGTGACGTTGACCGGGTCGCCCTTGGCCCCGCTCGGGCCGCGCTTGATCCCGGCGCGCAGAGCGGCCTCGTCCTCGCGGCCGAAGTTCTGGCCCGCGCCGGAGCCCCACGGGGACCCGCCCTCGGCGTTGAAAATCTTCGCCGCGATCTCGGCCTGCTGCTGCGGCGTCGCCTCACCGGCGGTCGGCGCGAACTTGGTGCCGCCGTAGCTGGCCCAGGTGCCCTTGGCGATCTGGAAGAGCCCCGAGGCCTCGTTGCCGCCGCTGTTGGCGTCCGAGATTCCCTGGGTCACGTCGGCGCGGCCGCCGGACTCCCGCTGGATCAGCTTGTTCCACTCGGGGTCCTTGGCCGACCAGGTGCCGTCGGCGTTCTGAACGAGCTCGATGGTGCCGCCGTCGGGCACCTCGCCCTCGCCGAGTTCCTCCGGCGTCGGTGGCTGGATCTCCTTCGACTCGGGGACCGGTAGCTCGCCGGGGCTGGTCGACTTTCCGCCGACCCCAGCGATGTTGACGTCCTGCGTCTCCGGCGTGGAGGTCTGCGGTCCGGTGTCGCTCGGCAGCGTCGGCTTGATCCCGATCCCGCGCAGGCCCTCGACGAGGCCACGCAGCAGCATGGTCTCGAAGGGGTCGAGCATGTACTCGTCCTTGCCGGTGTTGTTCTGCACCACGGTGGTGCCCGGCCGGACGACACCGCCGGTGTCGAACAGGATCTTCTTGCCGAGGCTCACGGCCCCGCCGACCAGGTTGCCCCCGGCTGACTTCACCTTGTCGACGGCACCCCCGAGCATGTTCTTCCACCCCTTCATCGAGGTGAGCTCGGAGACCTTGTCGAGGAGCTTCTCCTTGGCGGGCTCCACGATCCCGTCGTACATGTGCTTCGGGGTCGCCTTGATCTGCGGCGGCGGCGCGAAGGCATCGCTGTTCACCAGCTTCTTCACCGGGTCGAGCGCAGTGTTGAACGCCTTCTCGGCCCATGCCGTGATGCCCTTGCGAACAGCGGCATCGGTGACCCCGCCGAACGCGATGTTGTCGGGCATCACGTTGGGGTTGATCGGCCCCTTCTGGTTCTCCGAGTAGAAGATGTGGTCGTGGTCCATGTGGTTCTGCGTCGGCGAACCACGATCCTCCATCTTGGAGGTCCGACCATCTGGCGGGTAGTGCATCATCTGCTTCCAGATGGTCCAGTTGATCGGGTAGTTCTTGTGGTTCGCCAGCGAGAAGTCGGCGACCTCGTCGCCGGTCTTCATGTTGTCGATCATCACGTCGAGCGCGCGGCCCGAGCTGTGCTCGTTGTAGCCATCCGGCGGACGGTATCCGCCGATCGAGCTGACGGTGTTGGGCCACGTGGCCTTGATGATGCGCGCCATGAGCTGCGCGATCGGCTGAAGGCCACCCTCGCCGGGCAACGGGGCCAGGCGATCACCGGCACTGATCTCGCCACCCTTGGCGTAACGCGGCAGCGCACCGTCACCCTTCGCCGCGGCGATCCCCGCCGGGGTCCAGGTGAACGGCTGGCCGCGGTCGACCATGTCGCGCATCCGGTACATGGCCTTCTGACCACCGGCGCGCTCGACGTTGGTGACATCCCACATGTGCTCGCCGGGCATGGCGAGAACGCGGACCGAGTCCTTGCCCCGCTCGGCGTCCTTCGTGAGCGGGACCTCGCCGCCGGTCGCCATCGCGATCGGCGGGACGTCCTTCCAGTCCGGCAGGTGTCCGCCGAGGAAGTTGTCGACCGCCGACCAGGCCTTGCCGATGCCGCCGTTGACGACGTGGTTGATGACCCAGTTGATCGGCTTCGAGGCGATCTCGCCGAGCTTGCCCCAGGCCTTGCCGATTCCATCGACCACCGCGGAGAAGAAGTCGCCGACCTTCGAGATGCCGGTCTTGATTCCCTCGAAGGCAGGCTGGATCACGTTCTCCCAGGCCCACTTCGAGGCGGCAGCGATGCCGTCCCAGGCGGGCTTGATCGCCTCCTCCCACAGCCAGTGGAAGAGGTCGCCGAGCCAGCCGATCACTCGGCCGAGGGCCGAGAAGATCGGGTCGAGGACGTTGCGGAAGATCGCGCCGATCAGCGAGCCGATCCACGAGAACACCTCGGTCACAACGGCCGAGAGCAGCTTCAGCACCGGGATCAGAATCGGCACGACGAACGCGATCATGTCGGCGAGGATCTGGATCACTCGCATGACGACCGGCAGGATGCCTTCGAGCGCGCGCACCAGCGGCGGCACGACCGACAGCGCGAGGTTGACCAGGATCGGGACCAGGGGCAGGAGCGACTGGATCAGCCCGCCCCACAGCTCGACGAGCTGCGGCAGGAACGGCAGGAGGCTCTCGATCGCAAGCACGAGCGCGTCCGCGATCGCCGAGGCCACCTCGCCGAGGACGTCCATGATCGGCGGAAGGATCGGCATCAGCGCGTCGACGAGCTGCTGGATCACCGGGGCGAGCGCGTCGACGATCTTCGTCAGTGCCGGTGCGAGAGCGGAGATCAGCAGTCCGACGAACTGCGCCACGAGCGGCAGGATCGGCGCGAGACCGGTGATGATGTGGCCGAGCAGCTCGGCCAGCGGTGCGACCGCCGGAGCCAACGCGGTGAGAGTCTGCGCGATGACCGGGCCGAGAACCTCGAAGACCTTGCCGAGCTCGAATCCGATGGAGCCGATGGCCCCGCCGACCACCTGCATGACCGGCTGGATGGCCTGGAGCCCGCTGGAGAGACCCTCGAACATGGCGACCAGGCCGGGGCCCAGACCGATGACGAAGTCGGTCAGCGCCGGTCCGAGCGCAGTGAGGAATGTCGAGGCGACGATCTGGATGATGGGAGCGAGCGCCTGGACGGCGACCTTCACGCCCTCAAAGAACGTCTTCAGCCCCTCCTGGCCTTCGGCCGACTCCAGGAACTCGCGCAGCTCCGCAGTGGCGGTCTCGATGGTGTTGAGGAACCCGGCACCAGTCTCGGCACCCGCAGAGAAGATCGAGCCGAGGATGTGGCCGACGTTGGAGAGGATACGGCCGAGCTGCTTCGCCATCTCGATCGAGTTGTCGAAGAACTCCTGCATCGAGCCGTCGGCGCGAGTGCGGTCGGTGAACTCCTTGAACGACGACCCCATGTTCGCGATCGCGGTACCGAGCCGCGGCATGAACTCGGAGCCGACGGTCGCCAGGTTCATGAACGCGACCGAGAACGGCGCGAAGCTCTGGCCGATACCGGCCCACATCTGCCGCGAGTTCTCCAGCGTGGTCGTGAAGTCGGCCGCGGCCATGTCCGTCGAGAACGCCGCCAGGGCACCGCGCACACCGGAGTTGATCTCGGTCGCAATCCCCGCCAGGCCGGTCTTCAGCACCGGGAGCTGAACGTTCGCCAGCTTGGTGACCGAGTCACCCATGTGGTCAAACAGCGCGTCCTGGATGAACTTGCGGGTCTCGGTCCAGGCCGGGCCGAGCGCGTGGACCTGGCGGACGAACTGCTGCGCCTTCGGCGAGAGCTTGTCCATCGCCTGCTGGAGCTGGTCGACCCCCGCGGCGGCGGACTTCGAGGCCTGTGCCAGGCCGTCGAGCGCAGCGGCCATCGCGTCCTGCGCGTCGGCGAGCGAGTTGTAGGCGTCGGTGACGCCGTCCTTCGCGGAGATGACCTCCTTGTCGCCCTCGACACCCTTGCGGTTCGCCTCGGCGACATCGGTTGCGAGGTCGTCGTTCTGCTTGCGGAGCTGGTCGTACTGGAGCTTCGACTTCTCCAGGTTGATCTGCGCGCCTTCGATCTCCAGCGTGTCGCCGGAAGCGTAAGCCTCCTGGAGAGAACGCTGCGCCTCCTTGATCGCGAGGGCGGCCTCCCGCTCGTTGAGCGGGGCCATCTTCATCTCGTCGTTCATGTCGCGCAGGCGGCGGACCGCTTCCTTGCGCGCGTCATTGAGGTCTTCGAGAGCGCGAGTCACCCCGCGGTGCGCGGTCTGAAGGCCTCGGTCGGCACCGGCCAGGGCTCGCTGTGCGGCGGCCTGCTGGCTGGCGCTGTTGGCGACGTCGGCACCGGCGCTCTTCGACTCCTTCGACAGCGCGGAGAACGCGCCCCCGATCCCCGCTGCGCCGATGGCGATCGCGGCCAGACCGGCACCGGCGGCCGTGGCGGCGGCCGGGAGAAGGCCGAGCGCACCGGCGGCCTGGCTGGCGGCACCGATGAGCGCGGTGAGACCGCCGACGGCGGCCTTGGTGACGATGGGGGCCATGACCACCGCGGAACCGATGGCGGCGTTGCGCACCGGTCGGCGGCCGAGGGGTCCGTTTCCGCCGCGGCCTCCGCCGGACCCGCCGCCGGGCATTCCCCGATCGCGTCCGTTCCGCGAGTTGATGTTCGCGGTGATCCGCGTAGCCTCGACCCTCGCCTTCAGGATCTCCAGCGCACGCCGCAGGCTAGCGTCGTCGATGTCGGAATGGATGCTGATCTTCAGCGGGCCCATCGCGGTGAGCTGCATCTGCGCTGCGGCATGGGCGCGAGCGATCGACCCCGCGTCGAGCTTCCCGATGATGTCGGCCTTGACCCGCAGCTTCTTGGTCGCGTCGAGCTTGGCCTGCGCCTTCTGGCTGAAACCCGTAGCGTCCGGCCGCAACTCGACGCCGACCTTCAGGGTGGTGACGCTCTTCAGCATCCCCTTCGCCTGGGTGGTGAAGCCCGACATGTTCGGCTTCAGGTCCACCTTGACGTTGAGCGGCTCCTTCTTCAGCTCGGCGCGAGCTTTGAGGTGGAACCCGGCGGCATTGGGAATGAGCCGTACAGCGCCTTCTCCGACCAGGAAGGTCTTCGCCACGGTGTCTCACTCCTCTTGGATATAGGAAAGGGCACCAGGGGTTTCCGTTCCCTGGTGCCCTTCCGGTAGGCCTGCTGAAATCCTATCTCAGTCCGGCTGCTTCATGCCAAACCTCGCGCCGAGGTCCATCATGTCGTCCCGCTCGTCCTGGAGCTCCAGCATCTCCAGCGCCGAGAACGGCCGAGGGAGCTTCTGCTGCTGCGGAGGCTTCCCGCCGTTGACGGCGACGGTCGTGCGCGAGATCTCGTTGATCGCTTCGAGCATCGAGTACATTATCGCGATGATCGGGGTGAAGCCTTCTTGCGAACGGGTTTCCGGCTTCCAACCCTCGGAGTTGTCGTCCTCGATCTCCTCGTCGGTCTCCCCTGCGGCCTTGCGCTGCGCGTGCAACTGCTCGGCGAGTTCGGGGTCCAGCGCCAGCTTGGCCTTGAACCGCGAGTGGGGAGGGAGAGCGTTCATGAACTCGTAGAACTCGAACCAGGAACGCTCTCCCGAGAAGTACTCGATGACATCCAGCCCCGACCAGTAGTCGCGAAAGTCAAGAAGAAGATCGCGGCCGTACTGGTCGAAGAGCTGGATCAGGCCTCTTTTCCCCCAGGGACCTCATGACTGTCGTCGTTCCAGGTCTCCCACATGTCGGTGATGAAGAGCTGGACGACGGCGATGTCCTTGCCGCGGAAGAGGTCGATCAGTCGCGGATACTCCGAGCCCGACAGGATGCGGAGCTGCTCCATGATCCCGGTGGCGGCCTCGTACTCCATCGACGTGACGGCGTCGGGGTACTTGATGACGATGTCGTCATCGCCCTCGACCTTCAGCACGTAGGGGGACCGGTTGCGGCCCTTGATCCGTCGCGCTGCCCGCTTTTCGAGATCCTCGAACGAAACGCTTGCCATGTGTGTCTATCTCCCCGGTCGGTGGTCGGTCAGGAGACGCCGACGTCCTTGCCGCTGGCGTCGGTCCCGCTCTTCACGGTCTGACCGGACGGCTTACCCGTCTTCGTCGAGGATACCTCCTTGACGTCATTGGGAGCCGAATCCCCCTCGGCCTTCAGGGCCTTGAGGCCTTCGGCCAGCTTGGGGTACTTCTTGTCGTTGCCGTCGACGCGGAGCAGCGCCTCGGCGGAATCGGCCGGAACGTAGCCGTCGTTGAACCGGAACGTGGTGAGGTCGACTGCGGTCGTCGCAGTGACGGTTGCGCCGGTCTTCGGGTGGACGAGCTGAACGGGCTCGAAAGCCATTGGATTCTCCTCTGGTGGAAGGGTTCTCCCCGGTGGAGACCAGTCCGGCCCACTACCGGGGAGGAAGAGTGGGCCGGACTGGGTCTGCTACGGCGTCGGGGCCGGTGCCAGGGTGAAGCCCATCTTGGTGAGCTGCGACTTCCAGCCCGCGCCACCGAACATGTGCCGGACGGCGTAACCGAGCTCGTCGTCGACCTTGGCGACGATGGTCATGCCGTGGACGAGGGCGTCCTCGGAGTTCCAGTTCTGGTCGGACTTCGCGGTGACCGATGCACGCGGCATCAGCTTGCCGATGAAGACCTCCTTGGTCCCGCTGCCGTCCTTCGACAGGAAGATCATGCGGCGGTAGGTGGTCGTCGGCTCGATCGACTGGTTGAACGCGATCTCGCCGGTCTCGAACTCGCCGAGGACACCGTCGAGGTCGACGTTGTAGAACATCTCCAGGACGGTCTTGTTGGTCTCCTGGCAGGTGAACTGCGCGGAGGTCACGTCCTTGGTGATGTCGGAGCGGGTCGGCTCCAGGGCACCCCACGACTCGACGTCGCTGGTCTCGGTGTCGGCCGAGAAGACCACGCCGTCGGACTTCGAGACCCAACCGAGCTGGTCGAAGTCGCTGAGATCGGCGAGCTCGATCGCTCCGCCGGTCAGTACGGTGAGCTTGAAATCGGCGTCGATCTCGGTGTCTTCAGGTGCGACGCCGATGATGCCCGCCAGGGGCTTGCGGATGAGTTCTCCCTGGCGCTTTGCCAGAGCGGCGAACGAAGGCATCTTGCCTGTCTCCTTCTGTTAGGTCCCGAGCTCAGTCGGGGTAGGTGGGTCGGTATCCAACTCGGAACTGCCGTGTCACGCAACGATCGTCGAAGTTGTTCTGACGAACTTCCTCGTCTCCCGTCGCGTCTTCCAGCAGGTCGATCTGGACGCCGTCGATGACGGCTCCACTGCACCCGAGGAGAAGGATCGTCCCCTTGTGTGCCGTGTCGTTCGCCACCGGCCTCGACTTACCCCAGAACAGTACCTCTACGTTCGGGTAGTAGCTAAAGTCGTCGGGGTCGTACTCCCCACCCCGCCGGTGGATCTCGATGAAGGGTCCTGCGACCTCCTCACCGGTGTCCTCGTCGATGCTGTCCTGGTCGTAGTCGGAGACCACGAAATTGCCGATGTGGCTGTCCTTCTCGACCAGTGGCCGGAGCACCTTCGCGAGCAGCTTCTCGATGTCGGGGTAGACCGCGCCTTCGGGGAAGTCGCTGTTGAACCCGTCGTACAGCTCCGCCGCCTCCGCGACGAGCTCGCCCAGTTCTGGCTGCGTCCAAGTCAATTCGAGATCCTCCCCCTGGCCGAGATCTTGCGGCCGCCGGACGTATGCCGCAGTCCCGCCTTTAGCGTCTTCACTGCTTCCTTCATGTTGCGCTGGTCGTAGGCGACCACGCGCATCTCCATGCGGTCCTTGCGGCGGCCGCCGGGCACCCGCTTGACCACCTTGACCATGTCGGCCGACGCCGGGGTCTTGCCGTCGCGGGGGTGCTTGTTGCGGAAGTACCAGGCGATCTGGACGGCCTCGTAGCGCAGCGCGCGGTCCAGCGGCTTCGAGCGCCGGAGGAGCTGGCCGAACCCGCGGGTGTTCTGCCGGTACCCGCCGCGCATCTTGTCGTCAGCCATCGGATCGAGAGCCGATGCGCCGGAGGAACTTCAGGTTGACCTCGTTCCCGAGGTCGAAGCTGGAGAGGGGGTTCATGTCCCAGAGAAGGCCTTCGAGGCTGCCGTCGAGCGCGAACGCGACGGCCTGGCCCGTCGGGAAGGTCACGCGGAACTCGTCGGTCTCCCGCAGGCGCGCGATGTCCTCGCTCGACAGCCACATCGTGTAGCCGGATTCGATTCTCTCGCGGAAGGAGTCGTTGGTCGCGATGGTCGTGGTGCGCGGCACCAGGGCCACGCATTCGAGGACGAAGGCCTTCGCCAGGTTGCTCTTCGGCTTGTCGCCCCACGAGTCCTGTTCGGCCTCTCGCCAGACCTCGATGTCGACCGAGCCAGCGAGGGTGTTGACGCCGATCACGGCCACCTCGTGCAAGGGATCGGGGACCGGATCGGTCCGGTCAGCAGCTCCCCGAAGGAGTCGTCGATCGACTCCTGGAGGAGTTCGAGATCGGCCGGGGAGAAGTCGATTCGGCCGGTGGACCAGTAGTCCTCGCGGGTCACCGAGAAGACACCGGCGCTCTCCGAGGAGAACCCGCCGAAGTTGCGGAGCTTGACCTCGGCCGCCTGCACGATCATGTCTCGTGCGTATCCGACGACGTCAGGGATCTCGTTGGTTTCCGACTCCGGCAGGGCCGGGTCGTAGGAGCTCTCCGCGAGCACCTTGTCGATGGTCGCCTGGAGCTTCGGCACCATCAGGCGCAGACGACGAGAGGCCCGCCGCAGGAACTCTTCCACCTTCGGCTTCAGAGATTGGGGGATGGGCTTCTCGTATCCGCGCTGGACGTCGTCAAACGTTGCCAGTACTGCCATTACGATCGCCTCCCTTTTCCTGTTGCGGACCTCTCGCTGTCTGGCTAGTCGTCGAGCACTCCGGCATCGGCACAAGCGGCCCTGATGTCGTCGCGGCTCATCTCGTCGGTGACCGGAACGCCGCTCTCGTCGGCGAACCGAGCCCAGGCCTCGCGAGAAGCGTTGCCCTTGGGCTGCTCCGGCTCGTCGTCCTCGTCCTCCGCGGCCCGGTCGACGAGCTGGGTGTCACCCTGCTCGCTCGCCGCGGGCTCCTTGCCGACCGCTTCGCCGGTGTCGGCGTAGTCGAGGTCGGCCTGCGGGTCCTGATCCTTCGGAAGCGGGAGATCGACCGGGTCGCGGTCGGGCTCCTGCTCCACGAACAGGTGATCCTTTCCCTCGGTGAGCTTCACAGCCCAGTCGGGGAGGGTGTCATCCGGTCCGAAGGACGTCAGGGACAGCGCGCCGGGCTCACGCAGGAACACGTGGGTCTTCAGCTTGCGCGCCGCCATGTCAGAGAACCTTCAGCGCGGCCGAGTAGTTCGGGTTGACCAGGACCGGCATGGCGATCGCGTGAGCCGAAACCCACATGCGAGCCGGGACGTCGTCGTTGTCGTGGACAGCGGCGACGATACCGGCTCCCTCCTCGGCGGACAGGCCCCACTCGGGCTTGTCGGCCTCGATGGTCTTGCCCCAGAAGGTCGACCCGAGCTCGGACGACCCCGCCACCGAGGCGTCACCCGCGCCGGGGAGAGCGATCAGGGTGTCCCGCGGGAGCAGATCCTTGATCGTCACCGACTCGTCGAGGTTGCGCACCTTGATGCGGCCGCCGACCTTGGTGAAGCCCGGCAGGTTGCGCTCGCCGAAGAGAGCGTCGATCGCCGACGGGGGTGCCACTGCACCGTCCGGCACGTCGGTCGGCTTGCGTCCGAACGCGAGCGCGGTGACCAGCGGGTGCCGGTAGAAGGCGTTCTTGACCTCCTTCGGCGCGAGGAAGGTTCCGATCTCGAAACCGTTCTCGTCGTAGTACTCCTCGTTCAGATCCTCCAGGACGCCGAACGGATCGACGTCGGGATCGCTGAAGAGGTCGGTCGCCGTCGCGGTGAAGTCGGCGCGGCGGCCGAAGTCGACCTCGAAGTCCTGGCGGTTGCCGACGAACTTCAGCTTGCCGGTGGACAGAGCCTCCGCGCGCTTCAGGTTGATCTGAAGCGCAACGGCCTTCGCGATGCGCTTGGAGGTGCGCTCGATGTAGGCGGTGAGCCCACTCTCGGCACCGTTGCGCAGGCGAATGCGATCCTCCTCCAGGAGAGGGATCTTCTGGCCGAGCGGGTGGATACGACCGCGCATGTTGCCAAGCGCCTCGTCGTTCGCCAGCGGCAGCTCGGCGTCGAACGCGCGGTACATGGCCGCCTCGACCAGGCCACCCTGACCGGTCTCGGCGTTGTACTCGATGTCGTCGATGGTCTCCGACGGCAGGTATGGCGCAAGCGTGTTCGGACCGTTGATGTCCTGATCCGCCAGCGCCACGCGAACCTGCGAAGTCAACTCCGCGGGATCGACGAAATCGCGATTGATGGGCATTTACCCTCTCCTGTCTTCTGGTCTCTGTCGAGCCCGAGGTCTACCGGTAGATGAAGTGCTTCGACACCGACGCGGTGACGTCGCCATCGCCGTCGACGGTGTCCGCCGGGGTGAAAGCCACCGGGAGACGGCCGACGAGGATCTGGCCCCGCTCGATGATCGCTCCGGTGATCGGCGTATTCGTCACGCCCGACACGGGATCGACGAGCTGCACCGAGTCGACGAGGAACGCGACGTGGTGCTGGCGGCCATCGGACGCGGCGGGGTCGTAGAGGCCGTACTGGCCCTTCGTCGCACCGGCCGTGGTGACCTTGCCGAGCGGAGTGCCGCTGCGGAGCCAGTTGTCGAGCTTGTGGTTGCCCGCGGCGGAGAGGCTGGCCGCGTGCAGCGTTGCGCTGCCTGCGTATTCCAGCCCGTCGGCCGAGGCCAGCCAGGTGTTGTCGCGGACGTTCTTGTTGGTGCTCCGCGTGGGGGTCAATCCGGCCATCGAGCCTTCTCCTTCTCTCAGTCCTGCTTCAGGTATCGACCAAAGCCGTTGTTCTGTGCCACCCGCGCGACCCCAGAAGTACGGGGAGGCCGTGAGGTCGCCGCCTTGGTAATCGGAGTCAGAACCCGCTTGATCTTCTCCCGATCGACAGTGCCATCATCGGTGACGAATTGGGCCTTGTCCAAAGTCGCGATGATGTCGACGAAATCCTTCTTGTCCAGCGACCCACCGGCGAAGACGCCGTCGATCGTGGAGTCGATGATTTCGTCGTGCAGCTTGGCGATTCGAGTCTCGTAGAGGTCGGTCAGCTCGACCTCCTTGGCCGACACCGCCTCCGAGACCTTGGTCGCCACCTCGGCGGCGCGCTGGCGCTCGTCCTCGGGGAGATCCTTGTTCTTCAGCTCTTCGAGCTCGGCGCGCAGAGTGGCGAGGTCGTCCTTGTGCTTCTGCGCCTCGGTGGCGAGGGCCTTGTACTCGGGAGATCCCTTGACGTCGACCGGCGTCGGCTCGTCGCCTTCGCCTTCGCCGTCACCGTCACCGCCGCCTTTGCCCTTGCCGCCGTTGTCGTGGCCGTCGGGGTCACGACGCGGGATCGCGCGGGCCGCGCGCACCGGTCGGCCGGTGAACGGCAGGTCCCCGTCGAGCGGCAGGGCGGCCGCGATCACGCGGCTCTTGTTGAACGACTTCATCATTGCTGTTGACCTCCCCGGTCGGTTGACGATTCCCGCGGGCTGAACTGGATGTCCACGGGCTTTCGCTTCTTGCTCCTCGGCACAGACCGGAGGACCGGCCCGAGCTCTGGGTGGTTGAACACGGTGTACTTCGTGTTCGACAGATCTGTGCGGTGGGTGCTGAAACCCGCCTCGCCGTACAGAGTATCGAGGTCTTCGTCGTTGATCTGTTGCCCTACATCGCGACCCTTGACGATCTCGATCGGTTCGCAGTTGCAGAGGTTGTGGATCGGCAGCAGATCCTTCTTCTTGTAGATCCGCGTCGAGGCCGCCACGCAGAGCCCGCAGGACTGGCCGGACTGCGACAGCTCGGGGTGCAACACCCGCCGGTAGCCGGTGATTACCCCCTTCGGTGCCGCGTTGATCGCATTGCGGAACGCGGATCGGTTCGCCATCGAGAGGTCGTCGTTGACCATCCGCTCCAGGCGGATCTCCATCTCCTGCTGTGCGACCTGTTCGAGTAGCCGCTGCTTCTCGGCATCGCTCAGGGCTGCTTCACGGCGAAGCTCGGCCTCGGCGCGAGCGGCGTCCTCGGCGGCTGCGTCAGCCGCGCTGGCACCCGAAGGGAGTTCTCCTGCCGCAGCGGCACCGTCGCGATCTTCGCGGGTGTCGTTGACGGCCTGGTCAGAGGGGGTAGGGCGAGGCTTGGGGTCGGACTCTCCAGTCCGTTCCGAACCGCTGCCTCCCGCTGCTTTGCTCGAACTCGTCGCGCGGTCTGACGATCCCGTCGAGCCTGCACCCTTTGCCGGTGTCCGCTTCGTGCCTTCGATTTCGGCATTGCTCTCCCCTCGGCGACCCTCGGCGACAACGGCCCCGCCGATCGCCTGGAACCGTTCTTCCTCGGCCTGCGCGATGGTGCCGCGGATCGAGTCCGGCCCGGCGGCGACGCGACGGCGGTAGTCCGCAGCGACACGCTTGTAAGCCACTTCGAGGTCGGTCGTCCGGCCGTCGGCGGGCGGCTGGTACCGGGTGGACAGGGTATATCCCTGCACCGACAGACGCGACGACACCGCGGCCCACGCGACCCGGCCGACCTGGTCAATCCCCGCGGTGACGAGCTGCGCCGCCTCCTTGGCGAAGCGCGTCACGGCCTCCTCGTTGTAGGGATTGATCAGGCGCAGCAAGGGAACCAGCGCGAGAGTGGTGTTCGTGGCGACCTGCTCGCGCGCCGACGCGGCCGCCAGCGTGATCGCGGCGACCTGCGCGACGGTCCACTGCTCCTGCTCCTCGGCCGTCATGTCCTCCGGCGGGACCGCCGGGACGTCGAGGAGGCTCGGCCGTGGCGCTAGCGAGCCCGGCGTGGTCACTGGCCGGACCTACCTGCGGTCGCGCCGGTGGACCGGCTGGTGGCCCCGTTGCTCGATGTCAGCGCAGCGGCCGACGCGGCGCGCTGCTGAAGCGGCGTCTGCGCAGCAGGATTCGCGCCGGTAGTCTGGCCGGGCTCGGTGACACGGATCGCGTTCTTCAGCGTCTCCGAGATCATCTCCAGCTCCGCGACCTCGATGTCCTCCGGCGCGTAGTTGAGCACCTCGCGCATGATGGTCCGCAGCGACAGGCCCAGGCTCTTCGCCTGCGTCGCCGCGGAGTAGCGGTCGGTGATCGAGACGTTGTCGCTCGGCATCCAGATGACGGCGAGCTGCGACATATCAGCTCGCTCGGTGTCGCCGTTGATCGTGAACATGAGGTGCATGAAACGGACCCACCGGGAGCGGAACCGCGCCTTGCGATCTCGGATCTTTAGCAGGTAGGAGTCGTTCTGGAGCTCGGAGCCGGTCGCCGACTGGTTCGCCGCATCCGAGCTGAAGTAGTTCATCGGCGTGCGAGTCACCGACGCGAGGTCTCGGACGTCGTCCTTCACCGCGGACAGGATGTCCTGGATCGAAGTCTGGCCGGACTCCCAGATCTCCGCGGTTTCGGGCAGGAGCCACAGCGCGTTCGGGTCGGCGGGGAACCGATCGTTGTAGTCGATCTCGTTGCCCTTGTCGTCGTACTTCGGGAACTTGCCCTTGATCGCGCGCTGCTTGAACGCCTGCATCGTCGCGATGACGACGCGCTGGAGGAGCATGTGGTTGATCCGGTCCAGTACGTCCGTGTCGTTCTCGAACTCGCCGCACTCGTCCCGGTTCTCGAAGGCGACGAGGGGGATGATTTCCAGGTCGGTGTCGACGGTCTTCCACCAGGTCCACGACCGGGTCATCGCGGTGGTGATGGGAACCTCTCGGGTGAAGATCCCGCCGCGCACATTGGCACGGTTGTCCCGGTCTCGGACCGCGATGTGAACGGAGACCTTGCCGGTCGCCTGGCCGTAGTCGTCGATGTCGCGCAGGTAGAGGTAGGCGTAGTCACGCCCCTCGGTCGGATTGTGCTCGATGCACAGCCCCGCTCGCGGCTCGTCGGCGGTGTCCTTGATGAGGATCGCCTGCCACGGCCTGAAGTGCTTGGCCTTCTTCGTCAGCGGGTCGGCCAGCAAGTAGCCCTTGCCGTAGGTGTAGGCCTCGGAGATCGCCTTGTCGCCCTTGATGTCCAGGTCATTGTCATCCCAGAGCCTACGGGCTTCCTTGTCGCCGTCGGTGTCGTGGTCCTTCGCGGTGCGGAACCCCTGGACGGTGGTCCGGTCGACGCACGCGCCGATGATCTGCCCGGCGTAGTTGGTGCGGGACTTCTTGCGGAAGGCCTCGAACTCCTTCCAGGAGTCCTCGCTGGTGTTGCCGGGCGTCTGGGGCTTCGGCGGGTCGCCCTCGACGTACTTACGCAGACGTTCGTGCCGATCCTTCTGCGCGAGGATCTCCTTCAGCGAGTAGATGAGGAACCAGTCGGGTGTCGGCTCGATGTCGCCGACCGGCGACACCGCCTTTACGGCCTGGCCGTAGATAACCCCCACACCATCTCCCTCATCGGTTTCGTCAACTGTAACAGCTAGACTCACCGGACTCGGATGATCTCCATCGCGTCGACCGGCGGCTGCGCGCCCTCGTTGATCGCGTCCATGCGCGCCTGCCAGGATAGGATTCCAGCCATCGTCAGGTCGAACTTGCGGTCGTAGGCGATCTTCGTGAGCACGAACCGGGGCTCGCCGTCCTCGTCCTCACCGCGAGTGGTGCGCTTGCCCGCGTTGCCGATGTGCTTGATGAAATCGGGATCGCCGTCGTGCGAAAGGGACCCGCTGGAAATGGCACTCCGGTACGACTTCGCCGCGTAGTACATGCGCGTCGGGTCCTTCGTCCAGAACTCGAAGACCTGGTCGGGGTAGGCCGCGTGCCACGCGCCGACAGTCTCCACCCAGTGCGGCGGATCCGCGTAGACCCGCCACACCTTGAACCGGCGCATGATCTCGGCGAAGGCGTGGTTGACCTCGACCTCGGGGACCTGCCACTTGACCTTCTTGCCGTCGGCGTCCCGTGCGATCTTGTCGTCGTCGGGCCGCTCCCAGAAGCCGAGCACGTTCTGGGTGCCGGTCTTGATGTCGGTGACGACGAATCCCGTTGAGTCCTGGAACTTCGCGCCGTCGAACCCGACCGTGACGAACGAGCCATCGGGGATCTTGAACCGCGGGTCGCCGAGGGCCTCGAACTCCTCCTTGTCGAAGGCCTGCGCCGCGGTCTGCGTCCAGCGGTTGCACCACACCCGCTCCAGGTACTGGGTGTCCGCGCCATCGCGGTCCCAGTTGGCCGCGATCGAGTCGAATCGCGTCCACTTGCGGACGTCGGGGCTGGTGGCCTCCCAGATCGCCGCCATGCGCTGCTGCATGGTGTCGAACTTCGAGCCGTCCGGTGCCTGCCGGTGCAGGAAGTAGAAGCCCTTCGAGACCTTCTTGCCCTCGGCGCAGGCGATCCCCTCGCGGTACTCGTCCTCGGCGTAGGACCCCTGCCCCGGCTCACCCGCGGTGGTGATCGCGAGCTGCCACGGGTCCTCCATCGGCCGCTTCGGGAGGTTCTGGATCATCGTCTCGATCGCGTCGCGGTGCGTCGGGGTGTAGAGGCGGTGCGTCTCGTCGAGGCCCTGAAACGTGGTGCGCGCACCGTCGGCGGAGTTCGGGTTACCGGCCAGCGCATGGCACTTGCCGTCCTCTGCGCCGAACTCGTTCTTGCGGATGATGCGTTGCTTGCCGATGTCGAACAGGTCGGCGTCCGGCGAGGTTTCGAGGATCGACCGCAGCGCGCCGAACGCGAGCTCCTCGGTCTGGTCCTTGGTGTAGGCCAGCAGCGGGATGTAGGGGTTGTTCACCGGCCGACCAGGGGCCATGCCGTACTTCTTGAACTGCTCGTACTCCTCGTCGGTCCACTTCTCGCGCTGCTCATCGGTGATGTCCTCGATGTACCCGCAGAACCGGACCGGTGACTCGGGGTGCAGCTCGCACGCGGTCACCCAGGCCATGAACTCGGTCTTGGCCGAGCCCTTGCGCACCGACCACGAAACCCGCTGGAAGCGGCGGTGTCCGGTCTTGTCCATCCCGTAGAGCTTGTACCCCTTGGGGAAGTGCTCGTAGGCGCGGTACAGCACCCGGCGCTGGTCGTCGGTCAGCTTCGCCGGGAGCCCCTGAAGCGAGCCGGGGCCGTAGGTGAACCGGTCCTCGATGAACGCCGCGACCTGCGGCCCAAGCGTTGGGTAGGTGACGTCATCGTCCTCGACCGCTGGGTACTCGACCCTCATTTTCCTGACCCTCCCCGGTCATCCCCCTACTGGATGTAGAGACCCGCGGCGCGGGCCTTGCGTTTCGCCTGCGCTCGTGCCGAGGTGCCCCGCCGGACACCAGGATTCCATGCCTCCTGGCTGGCTCGCGTCTTGGCCGCATGGTGCCGGTCGCAGAGGAGCTGGAGGTTGCTCGGCTCGTTGCCGCCGCCGTCGGCGACCTCGACGATGTGATCGACCTCGTGCGCGAACTCCCCGCACTCCCGGCAGACGTGGTGATCGCGCTCGCGGATGTACTCCTTCTCGGCGATCGTCAGCGGCCGGACGCGCCGAGGGCCCTTCCCCGCCAGGGTCTTCCGCCAGTGCGCACGGCACCGGAAGTCGTCGCCGTTCGGTGCCTCCTCGGCGCGACGCGAGCACCCGCGGGAGGCGTCTTCGGGGTCGCGCCACGAGCACGTCTTCGGCGCGCGACCGGTCATCGCTTCGGGTACCCCTGGGCGGTTCGCTTGCGGCGCTTGCCGTTGCGGTCGAGCTTCTTCTTCAGCTTGCGCGCGGCGGCGTTCTTGGGGACGAAGCCGTGGCCCCACTTGGCCCCGTTCTTCGCCTTGCCCTTCTTGCGGGTGTTGAGCGCGCCACCCCTGCGCCGCCGTTGTGCCATAACCGGAATGATACCGGTCAGCCAGCCGGGGGCACGTAAACGACCGAGATGAACTCCCCGGTGTCGGGATTCATGCGGACCTCGACGTTCGACCCTGCGGGCAACGGGTTCCCATCCCCGTCAGCAAACCGAACCACCTGCGCGGCGGCCGGGTCGAGCGCCTGGATAGCGCCGACGAAGTACGGGAGGTTGGCATAGACGTCCGTACCATTCCCGATCTTCAGCGCGCCGGTGTCGGACTCGTAGACACCCTGGCCCCTCGCGACGAGTGGGTTCAGCGCCATCCACTCCGCGTGCGTTCGGGTGGGGAAGACCGTCCCCAGGTAGTTCGCCATCAGCCCCTCTTGCCCACGTTCCGTTTGTCACCAGGGTAAACGCCGGTGGCCGCCTTGTGGAGCCGGGCACAGTACCCCTCGGCCGAGAAGCCCTCCCGTGCCGCGTACTTCCGCATGTACCGGACGCAGCGGGTGAAGTCGCCGGGGGTGTTCCACCGGATCTTCTTGACCCCGCCCTCGCCGGTGGTCCAGTACACCTTCAGTTGCGCGCCGCCGGACGCCTTGCCCTTGGCATAGCTCGACGAGGATGACATGGCCGTGATGTTACCCCGAGCACGAAGAAACCCCGACCTCTCGTGCAAAACGAGGGCCGGGGTTCTCCGGTGACAACGCCGCTTCACGTGTGTGCCCCGCGAAACGAACACCCTAAGGTGAGGCGTTAGGGCCCATCCTATCAGGGCTTCTCGTCGGGGATCACCAGACGGGTGATCACTCCCGCCAGGTGCCAGGTCGGCAACAGCATCCCGATCATGGTCCACCACAACGGAACGTCGACAACGAGCCCACTCAGGAGAATCCCTGCCGAGATACCGAACAGGTAGAGCATCATGCCAGTCGGCCGCCGTGGCGATGCCCCCGCGTCGGGTTGTATCGCAGCTTCGCCAGGGTTCCCTCGACGACGTCGATCGAGCCGTACTGCGGGTTGGTCGACAGGTGCGCCGACCGGATGATCACGTCGCCGATCTCGGACGCGATCCCCTCCGGCTTCTGGGTCTCGATGTCGAAGTAGAGCCCCTCGACGCCGGGGCACCCGTCGCGGGCCTCCTCGATGGCCTCGGCGACCTCGGTGGTGACCAGCGCCAGCTCCTCGATCACGGTGTTGCGGTTCTCGTTCCACCCCGCCTTCTCGGCCTGGAGGTGTGCGCAAAGCACGAGCGCCTTCAGACCCATCTCGATGAGTCGCTCCCCGGCCGGGGTGAGCACCCCGCCGTCGCCCATGAGGCTGCGCGGCGGCACGCCTTCGAGAGCCTGGACGAGATCGGGGGTGTCGAGGATGTCGGTCACTGATTCTCCTTGTGTCGGTTGATCATTGCCTTCGCCAGGGTCCCGGCGAAGGCTGTGTAGGTCTGGGTGGATCCGGGCATCCGTTCCGAGGCGTAGATGACATGTCGACTCGGCACCGCCTCCCGAATCCGCCGACCGGCGGCCTCGATCGGCGGGGTACCGAGGTAGCGCCGGACCGCGTCGATGATCGCCGGGACGTTGAGGTAGCCGGGGTTGAACGGCTGCGGCTTCCCGGTGACCACCGAGGCGATGGATCGGAACCCGTTCCCCTGCGACAACGCCGAGATCGGGTCGTCGGAGGCCGAGATCCAGTACTTCGGGAACGGTCCCGAGATGGCCCGGCTTCCGGTACATCCGTACCGATCCGACGGCACCTGGCAGGCGGGGTGCGCGCCACCCTTGGGCATCGCCGGGTCCGAGAGCAGGATCATGCCGATGCAGTTGTTCAGCTCTCCCGCGGCCGCGACGTCCCCGAGGATCAGCGCGCCGAGGGAGTAGCCGATCCAGATGTTCGCCGTCCCGCTCGTGGCATCGGTCTGGGTGACCTTCTGCCAGCCGTCGTGGTAGCTCTCGTGGAACATCTTCGTGCCCCCGGCCGGGGCGATCGAGGCGTAGTAGGGGACCGGGTAGTGCCCGACTCCCAGCTCTCGACCGGCGTTCACGATGTCGTCCATCATGTTCGGCCCCTGGAGCGGCTCCCCGGTGCCTCGCAGCGACCGGATGGCGATCTCACTCAATTCGACTCTCCGTTCTGTGCGCGGCGGGCCTGGAAGATCGCCGCGGCCTCCCTCATCATTCCGATCCCGACGTGTGCCGGGATCGAGCCGAGCGTCTTCAGGAACAACCGAAACCGCTTCGCGTCCGGCTTCTCCAGGTCGCCTCGGGGTCGCTCGACCAAGGCGATCACCATCGCGTTCGCGACGAAGAACTCGTCACCGTACCGCGCCTTGATCTCCACGTTCACCGCGTTCTTGATCGTCTCCAGGGCTGCCTGGGAGATCTCCTCCACGCTCATCTCTTCGGACATAGAATCCCTCCTCGTTGAGCACCCACCCGCCGGTGCATTCGTTCCTCATGTCGCTCTCCAGGCGGGCCAACAGGTCCCGCTGCTCACGGTCGGCTTTCGCGGCGGCGCGGTCGGAAGACCGGCCGAAGGCCCATGCGAGGATCGCCGACGCGAACAACAGGCAGGTGAGCGTCGCAAGCCAATGCCGGTCGGTCGAGTTGAGCAGGGCGGCGAAGACGAACCACGCTGCCGCGCCGAGCCCAACCCGCTCCGCGAGAGTCACAGGACCCTCACGTTCCTCGCAGCGGCCACCTCCAGCCCGATGAGCATGACCTCGGCCAGTTCCCGCGACACCAGTCGCAGCGTCTCCGAGGCGTCGGCGCATCGGCCCATGTCGACCTCGGCCTGCTTGATGAGCGACTGGAGCTCCTGGGACGGCATCTCGTTCATCGACTCGCGGTCCTGCTTCAGCACCCGGCCGACCCGCTCGGGGTCGATGCGCTTGGTGACCTTCAGCTCGTTGACGCGCTCGCTCACTGTCCCAGCTCCTTCATGAAGCACTTGCGGAAGTCGGACCGCAGGGCTTCCAGCCCGGTCACCTCGCCGACCAGCAGACCCCGCTTCGCGGCGGTGAGCCCGCGGTCGAGCAGGGTGTCGAAGCTGCGGAGGTGGGAGACGATGTCCTTGTCGGGATTGCCGGTCGGCCGATACATGGCGACCGTCTTCCAAAATCCGGCCATCTCGTTCGCCGAGACCCAGTTGGCCGAATAGACCAGCAGCGCCTTCTCGGTGTCGTTCAGGTCTTCTCCGGCGTCGATCTTGCGGCGGACCTCGCCGAGCGCCTGCGCGGCGTCGAACTGGTCCTGCACGGTGAGCTCGCGCTCTTCGGTGTTGCTCATGAGCCTCGATTCGGGTTGAGGGTGATGGTGCCGACCTTGGGCTTGTCGGCGTGGTTGGAGCAGAAGAACTTCGGCGGATCCACGGTGGTGTCCACCGTCCACCCGGCGATCTCTGGTCGCCGGTCGTGCTTCTTCATGAATCGGATGGTGTCGCGGATGCACTGCGCCTTCGATGCCTGGAGGTCCACCGGGAAGTGGATCGCCTTGTCGCAGAGCGGGTAGTCGCACCCGACCAGCGTGGCCCGCGGTGCGAGCATCCCGCCGGACTGCGCTCCCGGCCGGTGGCCGACGGCGATGCTCATCGGACGATCCTCCAGGGTAGGCGGCCGGTTTCGGCGTCGAGCTGCTCGCCGACTTCGCCGGTGTACCGGCGCTCGCGGGCTTCCTCGTCGAGGTCCCGCCGATCGCGCCAGGCTCGGTAGATCACCAGGCCGATGCCGAGCACGAACATGCCGTAGCCGAGCACTCGGCTGGTGACCGAGTCGTACAGCGAGCCGTCAAACGCCGAGAGGAGGGCGACGCAGATGGCGGAGACCGCGATGGCCTGGGTCCAGTCGCGGCTGCCGCCGGGCCGCCAGCGAGCCTTGATCTGCTCTCGGAAGGTCGGTCGTGCCTCCGTGCGGTCGGCCTCGTCGTAGAGGTCGACCGCCATGTGCCGGGCGGCGCTCGGCGTCATGTGCAGGTTGACCATCTGTGTCCCGTCCTCGGTGAAGCTGACGTGGACCAGGGATGGATCTTGATCGGGTGGGAATGCGCTCATTCCCTCACTGTATCAGTTGACGTCAACGGCGTCAAACCGACCGTCCTCCTCGATGGGGACGAGAGGGTTCTCGAAGCGTTCCTCGGCGTCGAACCAGCGGGTCATGCCGGTGTCCAGCCAGAACACCTGCCACCACTTCTTCTCCTGCCGGATCGTCCGGTTGAGGACCCGCGCCATGTGGATGCCCTTCTGGCGCGGGAGCCACTCCGCGGCGCTGGCGGCGACCTCGAAGGAGCGCGTCGGCTCCGACTGGATCGTGGTGCCGTCGGCGCGGAGCCACTCCACCGCGTACTCCTCGACAAACCTCATCCTCATCGTCATGGAGTGAACCTTGCCAGAACCTCCTCGGGATCAAGGCCTCTCGCGACGACGATCCTCTCGGCCTCGGCCAGCACCGTGTCGCCGAGCTGCGGCGCGACGTTGTTCATCGCCGTCAGGAGCAGCGCGATCACCAGCTTCGCTTCCCGCTGCCACTCCGCGGTCGCCTCGCGCTGCTGTGCCACCTCGGTCACCGGCGCGACGTGCCAGGTGTTCAGGAAGTACTCGGTCAGCATGTCGATCCTGCCGCGGGTGGCCGGGTGGTTCCTCATCTCCCCGGTCTTCAGGTCGAAGACCAGGTCGGCATAGGCCTTCAGCGCGGCCTCCGGCATCTTCGCCTGTCCGTTGCTGCTCACAGTCGGCTCTCCTTGTTCGACAGAATGCGCGCGATGTCTTCGAGCGCCTCGGTGGTCAGGTCGTCGGGCCACGAGTAGCCCGACCCCTTCTGCACGACCTCTCGCACGGTCTCCCGCGCCTTCTGTCGGCGCTGGTGTGCCTCGTAACTGGCCGGGGTGAAGGCCCGCTTGCCGGTCCCGTCCCCAGGCCGGGTACCAACGGCCCACCCGGTGTCCTTCGCGATCTTCAGCTCGACGAAGTACTTGCCCTGCTCGGTCGCGTAGACGTACTTCGTGCCGACCTTGGTCACCACCGCGGTGTGCTGCACGTTCTTGAACAGCCTCTCGTGGCTGAAGTGACGGCCGGACCCCTCGTTTTCTCGACGGCGCTTCATCTCGGCGTCGTAGTCGCGGCGACGCTCAACGACGATCAGCTCGTCGCCGACCTTCACGCCCAGGTAGGTCGAGTCTTTCACGGTGAATCCTCTTCTCAGACTTGCATTCCCGCGCGGCGGCAGGCCGCGAGGACGTTCTTGTAGGACCGGCTATCCGACGGCGTCAACGGCACCGAGGTGACGTGTTTGCCCCGGTAGAACACTTGCGGGTGGCCGCCGGTGTGGCGGGGCATCCGCATCTCGCCCCCGGCCTTCTTGATGGTTTTGACCAGCACGCGGAAGTCCTTCTTGCCGCGGTAGGTCGAGGCTTTCGAGCCTGGGGAGGGTGTCGTCAGCGGCATCACTCACCCCGCTCGCGGCGAGCTTCGATCTCGTTGCGGAGATACACCGCGAGGTCGAGCACCTCTTCGTAGGCGTCGACCAGGTGGTCGCGGCCGTTGTCGTGCTGGAGCGGGGTGCCGTACTTCGCCAGCCCGAACTCCTTGCGCCTCGCCATGTCGGCGATGACCAGGTCGTGGGCGCTCGGCGCGTCGGACGGCTCGGGGTCGAGCTGGCCGAACCCCCACTGCTCGCCGGTGGTCACTGTTTCGAGGTACCGCTCGGTGGCTGTCTTGAACTGCTCGATGCCTGAAGGCTCACTCATCGTCGGGGCTCTCCTCGGGGTCGGGGTACATGTTCGGTAGGGGGTTCACGGCGCGCATCGCCGCGTCGATGAGCCGAGTGAGCACCCAGCTCGTGATGGCGAATGGCCTCACCGGCGACGCCGTTTGCGGGTCGGGTTGTTGGCCCACATCGGCGGCACCGACGCGGGCCGCTTGATGCCCCGCTCGTCGCGCAGGCTGTTGGGGTCCGGCGGGTTGCGCTCGTCGACCTCGCGCTGCGCCTCTTCGGCGAGCTTCTGCACCGTCGGCCAGGCGATCTCGATGGTCTGGAACACCCCGCGGACCTGGCGACCGAACTCTCGCAGCGCCGGGGCCAGCTTCTCGCGCATCTCCTCGGCCAGCTCGTGCATCCGGTGGCCGACCTCGACGTTCGGCGGCAGCGGCGGCGGGGGTGTGGGTATGTCCTCTGTGGTCATACCCACACCCTACCGCAGTTTCTAGGTTGACGTCAACTGTACTTCCTGAGTCGCTCGAAGAACGTGTCCCACACGTCTCGCTCGGTCACGCGGGAGGGTTCGCCTCCGGCCATGATCGAGGCGACGGTCCCGCGGAGCGCGAGCGCGAACTTCTTCGCGGTCATCGAGATCTCGACCCGGTCGTTGACCATCTCGGCGCGCGTAGAGGTGTTCGGCGGCCCGGTGAGGTCCGTTCTCGGGTTGCTGGTCGACTTCGGCAGCGATGCGTTCCAGGTGTCGGCCAGGTCGGTGATGTTCGCCTCGGCCCGCTTCAGGCGGCTCTCGATCCCCTGGATCATGTCTTCGAGGGTGCCCAGGCGGCTCTCCACGCTGCTGTCCTCGTCGCCGAGCACCGTCTCCTTCAGCCGGTGGATCTCGTTCTCGGCCGCGGTCATGCGCTGCGGGGTCGGCGGGATCAGATCGGTCGGCGGCACCCAGTCGTCCCCGTCCTGCATCGCCTTGATCGTCTGGCGAGTGACCTTGTGCTCCTCTGCCAGTGCCGCGGCCAGTTCGGCAGTGCTGGAGTTCTCCGACATGAGGCTCTTCATGACCGTGTTCTGGTTGTCGATGCGCTCGTTGAGGCCCCGGCTGACCTCGCGGAGGGCCTCCATCGTCTCGTCGATGTCGGACTGCGCGCTGTCGATGCGGGCGAACGCCGTCGCGACCGACCGCGCCACCGAGTCGATCCGCTCGTTGAACCGGTCTTCGAGGTCTTCGAGGTCGTCGGTCCGGCGGCTCTCCACGCTGCCGTCGCTCCCGTCGGGGAACTCCTGCCGGTCGGACGCGTCGTCGCCGTCGATCATGTCGAGCAGCTTCGAGGCCTCGGCGGTCAGCTCGGTGAGCTTCTGGGTGACCCTGCGGACCGAGGGGTCCTCACTCTTGCGGATCGTCAGGACGTCGTCGCCGCGCTTGAGTCGGAGCACACGACCGGTGGTGTAGACCCCGTCGGGGACCTGGATGGACTTGTCGGGGTCCAGAACCCGCGAGAGCACGGCCCCGCTGGCGAGGCGCAGCGCGTCGGTCTCGCGGTACTCCTCGGCGTGCTTCGGGCAGATCCAGTCGAGCATAGGGAGGGTCTGCGACGAGTAGAGAGCCTCGTCCGGCGTCGGGATCGCCATCCAGTCGGGGAACATTCGCTGCATTTCCGACTGGACCTTCTTGCGCCGGTTCTCGCCGGGCTCGATACAGATGCCGATCTTCGGGCATCCCGAGGGACCCTGAATTACCGGCGCGGCGGCCGCGCACTTGATCGTGACAATTGTCGGGCCGGGAAAGGGTGCGTCATGAGCCATTCTTCTGATTCCTTCTCTTGGTGGCAGCAATGCGCTGCCGTTCACGCCGGGCTGCCGTTTTGGCGGCCTTTTCAGCGAGCATTCTTTTGCGTTTCTGTGCTGGGGTGTCGCCGGTGAGGTCGTCCTTGCGCGGACGGCCGATCGGGCGCGGCGGTTCGAGGTTGATCCCCTCGGGCACCCGCACGGTGTGGTCGGGGCAGTAGGTGTAGGTCGAGTCCTTCCGGCCGATGCTCCAGCCGCGCTTGCGGAGGCGGTCGAGGTAGCGGCCGCGGAGCTGGCTGCCAGGGCCGGGGAAGTCGATGCCGTAGTCGTGGAACGTCGCACTGATGGTCTTCTCGCAGGAGGGCGAATCACAGGCCACGAAGAAGGTTGCGGCCCCACCCTTGGCGAGCTCGTTTCGGATGATCATGAGGCCACTCTACACGACTTTCATGGTTGGTGCCAACCGCGGAACTAAGGGAAATCGGGCCATTCCTGAGAAAAGGCTGAGAAACGGTCACGTACTTTTCTGGTTGGTCGTCATTCGGGAATGTAGTACCACGTAGTATGAAACAACCGTGACAACTACTACACAAATCAAGACTTTCCGACTCTCTGACCAGCGGGGATAATTTTTGTAGCATATGTAGTACCCTTTTTGGGGGTTGGGTCAGCACTAGTAGTAATTAGTTGTCACGGTTCTTGTCGCCAATATGCACGTCAACCGTGACAACTAAGGGCCTCTAACGCCCTCTCTCTACAGGAGTCCTCGACCCAAAAATGGGTACTACATATGCTACAAAACGGATTGTCGCAGGTCAGAGGCTCGAAAAGGCCCTATTTCGCGTAGTATTAATTTCAGAACTTTTCGACCGTTTTGGTTGTTTCCGCTGGTCAGAGGCCCAAAAATAGTCTTGGATTTTTGGTACTACACCGGAGCGGGGTTGAGGCGTTTCTGGTTGAGCGTTAACCGGAAAGTTTTAAGGTTTCTCTCAGGTTTCTGAGGGCAAGAAAAGACCCCCTCGGTTGCGCTGGCGATGTCACATCCGAGGGGGTCGTTAGCCAGTCTAAGACACGACCGAGAAGGGGTTCGAATCTGCCTCCTGGACAGCCCGCGGGTCCGCGGGTTCGGGTGCGTCGACGTGGTCCTTGGGCTTGCGTCCGGCGCGACGCTTGCGGCCCCGCTCCTGGGCCTCCTCCGACCGCTCGATCTCCCACTGGAGGGTCCGGCGGCTCATCGGGTTGAGGCCGAAGTTGCGGACCTGGGTCTCGTAGGCCTTCGAGGCGCTGATCCGGTCGGTCATCTTCAGGAACGGGTTGAGCACCTGCGCCAGGTAGAAGCACGCGAGGTACAGGCCGTGGATGTCGGAGTCGACGAACTCCTGGCTCATCGGGGAGCTCCAGATGTCGTTCCACCAGCGCACGACTGGCTTGGGCCATTCGAGGTCTTGGGGGATCTCGGCCGAGTCCATCTCGACCCCTCCGAGCCAGTCGTCGGCCGGGGGAAGTTCGGGGATGTCGGGGTCCTCGACGGCGGACAAAACCGCCTTTGACGCGGCCTTATGGCGACGTGCGCGGGTAGAGGCGTCCTTCGGTGCGGGTCCATGACCGGGCATCAGCGGGTCTCCTTCCAGATCCGCCACTCCATGACGGTTCGGTTGTGCTTCTGGTAGTTGCAGCGGGGGCAGGCCGGGACGATGTTGCCGATCGTGTGCCTGCCTCCGCGGGAAATCGGTACTACGTGGTCGATCGTAAGCCTGTCGGACTTGCGGTGGCAGTAGGCGCAGTGGCCCTGAGAGCGCCGGAGAGCCCTCAACCAGTCCTTGGTGGACACGGAACCCCGAACGGCCCTTCTGCGGCGATCACAGCGTTCTGACTTGCGGATCTGGTGGTGGTCGGCGTTGGCGGCTTCCCATTCCCGTACCTTCTTGGCCTTGACCTGCGGGTTTGCTCGATAGGAGGCCTTGGCCGCGCAGCCGTTGGAGCAGAACCGGCTGGTGCTTCTCCGCGAGACGAAGGTTTCGCCGCAGAACCGGCACGCGAGTTCGAACGGACCCTTGGCCGGAGGTCTACGGCACTCTTCGGAGCAGTAGGCCTCTCTGTGGCTTCTGACCTGCCGAAACGGCTCGTTGCAGCGTCTACATGGAATGGTCTTCAGAGGGATTCTGAAGCCGGTGTAATCCCCAGTCCTCTTGTGCGGGTTGCGATCTCGTTCGTGCATCTTGAACGAGTTGTGAAAGGCGTTGCGGCACACCGAATCACAGTATTTTCTCTTCCTCCCCTCCATCGGCCGGTGGCAATTCGTACATATTTGCTCTGACATAAAACCCCACTCTACCAGGGGTTATGTGGAAACTCTCGTTAGGGTTTTCGCTGTGACTAGCACATACGTTCGAGGACA